AACGAGTGATGGTCTCGGCGTGGAACCCGAACATCTCGCCCGCCGCCTTGACGCCGATCCGGTTCGACTCGGCGACGACCTCCATTTTCGTGTCGAGCGAAGGGTCCTCCCTGCGCGACTTGTCGCGCGGCCGCGTCGACGCGAGCGCGGCCGCTGGGTCGGGGTGATCTTGGAACCGGAGCAGTCCCGGCTTCATGGTCAACAGAAGACTGACCATCCGTTCGTACTCGGCCAGCGTCAAGCCGGGAGGCACCGTCATGGTCACGATGCGCCCCGGCGAGAGTGGAAGAGTCAGAGGTACGTCCTCGGGTGCCGCCTCAGCCTTTGGCATTGAGCCGCCGTCGAGCGATCTCCTCGTGGTGCCACTCCTCGAACTGCGCCAGTTTCACGGCCCGACGCCGGTTGATATGGGCGAACGACAACTCATTCTCGTTGCGCACGAACGCCAAGGCGGCGAAGACGTCACCCATCTCGTCGCATAGCCGCTCGACGAGGTCACCGGCGCCGTCCGGGTGGTCACCGTCCGGGTAGGCCTGCAACTTGCCGCAGACCTGCAACAACTCGCCGCATTCCTCGACGAGCTTCGAGATCCCCGGCCAGAGAGACGCGCCGATTGAGTAGGGCTCCTCGTTGCCCGGCATCACCAGTTCCTTGAGCCGCGGGCCCTCGACTCTTCGACCCGTGCGAAGTTCGCCGCACCGAGGATGCGCGAGAGACGTCGTTCGAGTTGCACGATCCGCTCGGTCTGGTCCTGGCGCTCCTCGCGTATGTAGTCCTCGGGTTGCTTGATCTGCGCCAGACCGGCGTACGTCGGCGCCTCGCGGATCTCATACCCGCCGACCTGCACGGCTTGTGCGTCGGCGAAGTCGAACGGCGGCATGGCACCGACGATGCTGTCGAGCGTCTTGTTGTGATGCACTCGGAGGTCGTCGAGACGCGTCTCGGATCTCACGGCGCGAGCCTCGGCCTCGGTCAGTTTGTCCTCTAGCCACTGCACCCGGTCGCGAGCGACGCGTGCGTCCTCGATGGCGTCGTCCAGTTCTTTCTTCGTTATGGGCATGCTTCATTCCTCCTGGGTTGTTGGGATTCTGAGACCGATGGCGACGGCGAAGTCGTTGAAATCGTCGACCCATTCGTTGTGTCCGACACAGAGCGAGACGATCCGCTGCGGGTCGTAGTAGTCCTCGGGGTAGTGCGACGTCTTGCGCAATTCGTGACCGGTCAGGCGGCCGTGGCAGTCGGGGATGGCGACGTTCCTCGGTTGCTTGGCGTTCGGCTGGGTCATCAGCCACCGGTCGAAGTACTTCCAAAACTGGCAGGTCTGACCGTCGCGGGCGAAGACGATCTCTAGCGCCGCGTGGCGTTCCGGGATTCGCGATTCACGAATCGGAGAACGAGAACGCAGGCCTCGCCGGGCACGACGTACTCGGGGCGCCGGCTTCGGGTCAGTCGGCACGGGTCCTCATTCGTCGGCCTTTCTTCACGCCCGAATTGCCGACGTGGTAGGTCCCGCAGTTGTTGCACTTGTAGGACCTGATCCGGTTCGACCCGCGGCGTTTCATGTTGAGGACGACGTGGTCGGCCTCCGGCTTCGTGCGGCAGACCTTCCCCGTGGCGTCGCAAATCCCGTCAGTCACAGTTCGCTTCATAGGGCTCCTCCTCGTTGTGCGAGTCGTACCAGTCCGGCCAGAACACAATCGGCGAGCCGCCACAGAGCTCCATCGCCACCGACTCGGCCTCGCGGTCGGTGAAGTACCCCCGCGCGATGGCTCGGTTCCACCGTTGACGGCCGGCGATCCCCGGCCAGCCGACAATCTCGTGCGCTACCGGTTGCACGCCGTCCGACACCCGGCCGAGTTGCAAGGTCGACTCGCGGCCGAGGAACGGCCATCGTCTCGCCAGGTAGTCCCGCACCGGTTGAACCGGCCAGTGAGCATCGCGCTCGTCCAGCCGTGTGAACCGTGCATCTAGGTCCATCAGTCATTCTCCCAACCGTCCCAGCGGTGAGACTCCGCCAGGCGCTCGGTGACGACCTCCGGGTGCTGGGTTAGCATGTGCAACGCCTGGCCCTCGAAGTCGGCCTCCTCGAGTTCGACCGGGCATTCGGGACACTGGATCATGACGGGTGGTCCGACCATCGCGCGTATGTGTTGTTCACTCACTGCGCCTTCCCCCCGTTCTTCATCTTTTGCGCCCAGGACCGGAACGGCACCGGTGAGTCGCCGGGCCCGTTCATGGACTTCTTGACGGCACCGGACGAACCTCGGCCCATGCCCGAGAACGCGAGCTGCACGTGGAACTCTTTGCATTCGCACCCAGCGACCTGGCAGGCGCCAACGCCGAACGCCGTCACGGTTTTACCGTCGCGGTCGACCTTCCTCCCGTTCGCGTGCACGTTCTTTCGGTCTCCGCAGTCACAGCGTTTGTTCGCCTGCGGATCCGTCTTCGGTGGTTTTCTCATGCCATGCCGCCTTTCCTCCTGGGTCGGGATCTTGCTAGGTACTCGGGACAGCCGCACTTGACGCACGGAGGCGCCGAGACGTTGAGGTCGTGACCCGGCTTGAGTGGGTGCTCGTCGGGCCCGTGGCCGCAACCGGATCTAACGCACACGGGGTCATAGGGCACGGCCCATAGCTTTCCGCGCCTCGGCGATCCCTGCCGGGAAAGTCTCCGGGTCCCAGGCGGGCGGCGACCCTTCGGGGTCGTCGACGACCGCCGTCGTGCGTTCTTCACCGTTAACTACCGTTAGGCGCGCATCTGATGCGCGGGTTGAGCGCGCATCCATGCGCGGGTTGGCGCGCACCGGTGCGCGGGTTGTGAATAACTTCCCCTGCCCGAATGCGCGGGTTGCGACGTCGTAAATGGTCGGGTGTCGACCTCGGCTTGAGTGTTGGATCAAGACGCCCTCGGCGACCAGAGCCTTGAGCAACCGGCGAACGTGACCGACGTGGTACCCAGTCTGCTCGGCCATGGTCTCGACCGACCGTCGGGAACCTCGGCCCTCGACGTCGCAACCATTCGCCACGGCGAGGAGGATGACCTTGCGCCCACGACGGGCCGGAGTATCAGCTCGGTAGTTGTCTTGCACAAGGCCGACGACGACACCGCTCAAGACGTCGGAGTTTGATGCAGAGAGGCGACGGGTAAAGTTCCCATGTCGGACTGACCTCCGATGCGAGTCTTGAGAACCGTCGGCCTCCGAGAAGCGGTCGGCGGTTCTTCGCGTGTGGCGAGGACCCTACCGCGGCCCGGTCAACTTGTCGAAGGGTTCTCCTCGACCGGCGGTCCGCCCTCACCGATCAGTTTCGCCAGCACGTGCGCCGACACGACGGCCATCGGTGAGACAGCCATTCGGCCGTCGGGTTGCGGTCGCGGCACGCCGAGAACTATGACCTCCTCGCCGTGCAGTTGGCACTTGTACGCGACCATGACGTCGAGTTCGATAGCCGTCCGCATGATGATCATCGACGCCTCGGCTTCGGCCTCCTGCGCCGGAGTGAAGTGCCAAGGGTCGTCATAGACGCTCACGAGTGATGCCGCCGGTGGCGCCTGGCGCCCCTGGTGAACCCGGCATCGAACCCGAACCGCACCGACTCGACGGCGCCTCGCCACCACGACCGGAGGCGACGCACTAGAACGGCTCCTCGTCGTCGGCGTAGACGGGCTCGCCACCGGCATACTGACGGTTAGCGTCTCGTTGGGCGTCCGGGTTCGGTGCTCCGCCTGAGCGGGCACGTGGGCGGCGCTCCGTGGCGTTCGTGGCCGTCGACCCTCTCTCGTTTCGGAGGATGCTCGCCGTCGACCACCGAAGCGACGGTGCGGCCTCGTCGGCTTGCATCTCCATCACCGAATGGTTCTGGCCGTCGCGGTCCTCCCAGGACCGCTGCTCGAGTTCGCCGGTAGCTATGACGCGGTCGCCCTTGTGCAGGGAGTCGCCGCAGTTCTCGGCGAGGGTACGCCAGGTGATGACTTTGACGAACGACGTCTTCTCGTCCCACTCATTCGTCTGTTTGTTGAGGGTCCTCTTCGAGACCGCGAGCGTGAACGAGCACGAGGCGATGCCGGACTTCGTGAAACGAGTCTCCGGGTCGGCGGTCAGGTTGCCGACGAGGGTCAGGGAATTACTCGGCATCGGTGCCTCCTGTGTTCCCAGCTATTGCCGTGGGTGGCGTCGTCATCTGTAGCGCGGCCTGCCGTGCGAGACGGTCCTTGCGTTGCGGAGCAGTGCCGTCGATGGGCAGTCCGAACCGTTCGAGCGCCCCAGTCAGATCGGCCGCCTTTGCTGGTGCGATCTCTCGCTCAAGGGTGTCGCGTTGGTCCTCAGTGATCCCCAGTTCGTACAGGTCCTCCCACGACGGCCATTCGGCAGTCGCGCCTTCGGGTGGTTTCGGCGTGTCAGGTCTCGGAGCCGCGTGAGCAGCCGCTAACCGGTTCGCCTTTATGCGGAGCGACTCGGCGTCGACGGCGTCATCGGCGACAGCCTGCGCGGCCTTGACCTCGGGCGAATCCTCGTGAGGTTCCGGCGTCCGGTTCGCGAGCCGTGCCGGAGCGGGCGGTGGTGCCTGCGCGACGCCCGCCGACTTGGCGATGTCGTCAGCATCGAGGATGGCGTCGACGTCCGGCTCGGCAGTATGCCCGTCGGTCGGCTCCTCGTCTTCGTGCGGTGCTTGTTCGTGACGGACGGCGGCCTCTGGGCCGTCGGGTGCTCCGGCGGCCTCCTGCGCGGCCAGGGCCCGGAGCCGGTCGAACAATTCGTCGGCGACGGTGGCAGGCATGGGCCACTTGCGATTGACGTCCTTCGACGCCAGCCACGCCCGGACCTCCTCGGCCTGTTCGAGCGAGAGCATCGCCCAAGCAGTCGAGACCTGAGTGTGGATCGTCTCGTAGTCCTCGACCGACTGATAGCCGAAGTACTCCCACGCCTCGGGAGGTTGCACGTCGGAGGCGGGCGAGCCGGAGTCCGAGTCGTCGTTCTTGTCGCCGATCATCAGGGTTTGCAGGAGCGCATATTTGTAGGCCTGAGTCATGCACTTGTTCGGGCCCTTGTCGGTCTGGTCGCGCGCTATGGCGATGAACCCTTTCTTGCCACCGACGGTGAGCTTCGTGCCGGAGGGCCCGTGCACAAAGCGGTACTTGATCCGCATCGTCGTCTCGGTCCACGGCTTGCCCGCGACCGTTATCGGAACGATGACCGCGCCGCCCTTGATGATCGGGTAGCAGACAACACCGAGGCGACCGAGCACGGCTTGCGCCTCGGCCGTGATTGCCTCGATGCCACGGTAGGCATATCCGCCCATCTCCGGCGCTGCCTTCGAGCCCTTGCCGATGGCAGGCAGCTCGACCATGGCGTGAGCCAGCGCCTCGTAGATGTTCTCCGGGTCTCGGGTGAGCCAGGCCCCGAGGGTCGAGGTCTCGATGATGCGGTCTAGGGCCTGGTCGAGTTCCTCGGCGGTGTAGGTCCGGCCGCCGTGTTCGTGGATGACGACGGCGGGTGCGTCGGTGTCGGTGGTCATTTGGTCTCCTGGGTAGGGGTGATTTTGAACGTGTCGCGTGCGACGCGGACGACCATAACGCCCGGCACGACTGAGCCCTCCTCGTCTCCGGCGTGCTTGTAGATGACCGAGGAGACGAGGAGGTCGCCCGACGGCGTCGGCACTCCCTCGGTGACCGGCAGGGTGCCAAGGTCGGACTTGCGAGGCACGTACTTGATCTCGTGAAACGGGATCGGGTCCTCATCGGTCCCGACCGATATCGCCCACTCGAGGAGAGCCGCTTCGTCGGTGACCTCGACACGGGTCGAGGGTTTCGTGAGCGCCAGGCGAGCATCGGGCGTGTCGACGTATTTGCGAGTAGTCCGGTTGCCGACACGAGCCCGCGTCCAGTGGTCGAGGGCTTGCTGTAACCACGCCTGGCGCATCATGAGCCGACGGCTCCGGCGTTCGACCCACGCGTCGATCTCAGCCTTGCGAGCCTCGGCGACTTTCTCGATGGTGTCTATGTCCCGCCACGTCAATTTGTAGGCGAGCGAGAAGCGGTGCGCCGTCTCCTCGTCGGGCACGACCGAGTCGGTCGGCGTGTTGACGTAGTAAGTCTCCTCGTCGGGTACGCCCGCGAGTTCGTTGTCGAGTTCGCGCTCGACGTCGTCAAGTGACATGCTGCTCCTCCTGGGTTGGGGGTCGACCTTCGTCAGGTCAAGAATATCTTTCGGGTGTATTACTTCGCGACGAGGTCCCGGCCCTTCGTCAGGGCCCACTTGTCGATCGTTATCTCCTTCCACGCGGGGCGGCCGCCGATGGTGGCGTCGGGCTCCGGGAGGAGTCCTCGGTGGCGCCAGCCATCGACGGTCGATCTCGTCTTATCGAGTCGTACGGCAATTTCCTTGAGTCCGAGCATCTAGCTCCCTTTCGTCAGAACCATCGAGCCGCCGCACGGTAGCCGTACTCGTCCTCCCACGCCCGGAGCGTGTCCTCCGTGAGGTCTGCTCCGCAGTCGGCGCAGAACACGCCACCCGACTGCCCGACGTCGGGCTCGGCGGCGAAGGATTCGGTGTGCAGGTGCGGGCAGTTGGCGTTGGCCTCGCGGGCCTCGGAGCGCCGCTCCTCGACGATGCTCACAGCGAGTGCGCTCGGAGGAAGGTCTCACGACCGTGCCAGCCCGCGTAGCAGGTCTGGATGGACACGAGCATCGCCATGATGGGCGAGGGCGAGTAGGTGAGTCCGGCGTTGAACACCGGGTCAGCACCCGCCGAGAAGCGAGCTTTCCAGTCGGCGTAGTCGCCCGACTCGAGGAAAGCCTTCGGGCCGACGAGTGCGTCGGTCGCCGTGTCGAAGGTGAACTCTCCGACGACGACTTCGGTGGTGGTGGACATTGCGACCTCCTGGGGGAAGTTTGACGGCGCCCTGCCGACATCACTCACGGTAATGCCGCGCCGTCGGGAAGTCAAGAGAATCTTTCAGAGTGCGACGTGGATGAGGTCCTTCGAGGCGGCCCAGTCAATCGTGAACTCGTGGCCGCAGGGCATGACGTTGAGGGTTCGAGCCTTGACACTCGCGATCCTCAACCATTGGATCTCCGCCGCGCACGTCGGGCAGCGGTCGGAGTGCGGCAGGACACGCCAAGCCGTCATCGCTTCGTCGAGGCAAGGCATCGCTCGCAGGGAGTGATCTCGCCGACGGACACGTGGCGGAACCGAGCCGCCTCGGCGACCGAGACGATTCGGCCGTCCTTCGCCCCACAGATGGGGTGAGCCCAGACGTACGGCTTGCCGAGTTCTGGGTGGTCCTTCACGCCGTAGCGATTGACGACCTCGGCCAGGTGTTCGACTTCGCCGTAGTGGCCGCGCACGTTGCCGGTGACCTGGGAGCGGTAGAACGCTCCGGAGACCCTGTCGCCAGCCTGGGCGTCCTCGACGGGGCGGGTGCCCTCGAAGGTGCCGGAGTCGCCGGTGGTCAGGATCGCGTCCTTCGCTCGGTCGTGGAGCCGCTCGAACCCGGCGGTCGGGACGTACCCAGCGGCCACGTCCGAGCCTTGCAACGCCTCGTGCAACACGGCGGCGATTCCAGCATCGCTGCGCACCACGGCGACGTCGGCGGCCGCAACCGTCGCCCCGACCAGCTCCGACGCGTCCTGCGTGACCTCAGCCACGTCTCCGACCGATTCCTCGGCACCGTCCGGGGAGCCAAGATCTAGCCCCAGCGAGTCAAGGCATACGACCCGGACGATGTCGAGAGATTGCTTCGCCCGTGTGCAGGCGACATACACGAGGCGCCAGTCGGAGGCCGTCAGCTCGCGGCCCTTGATCTGACCGGCGGCGTTCATCCAGAGCCCGGCGGGGAAGTCGGAGAACAACTGCACCGAGTCCCACTCACGACCCTTGGCCTTGTGTGCGGTCGAGATGATGAGGTCGGCGTTCGCCTCCGATGGCATGTTGTCCATGACGAAGATGATCCGCTCGGCCCCGTACTCCTCGACAAGGTCGACGAGCATCTTGAGATCAGAACCGTCTTCGTCCTGGTCGACGTAAGTCACGACCTCCGACCACGAACCGAAGCACGACAGTTCAGCGTGTGCGGTGAAGCCGCGGGTCTGCAATTCGATGGATGCCTTCGCGAAGTTCGAGACCTCCGCTCCGCCGCCGACAAGGTGCGGGGACATCCCGTCGCCGAGCGCCTCGACGAACCGCTTGAACGCACCCGCATTGGTGCGGCAGAGAACCGCGTCGGGGAGTTCGACAGGACCGACGACCGACGGACCGCCGACGCCATCGAGGCGAAGCTCGGCCTCGAGTTCGGTCAGGATCTTGTTCGCGACCTCGGCGACCTCGGGCCCGAACCGGAACGACTGGGTGAGGAACGTGCGGTGCGAAGCATCGACGTTGGCGAGGGCGTTGACCGCGCCGCGCCAGTCGTAGATCTGTTGTTGCGTGTCGCCGACCCAGACAACTTGTGAGGACTGCTCGGCGACGACGGCGAGCATGACCGGCGAGGCGTCCTGAGCCTCGTCGAACAGGATGAACTCGCCAGGGATGACCGGGTGCGAGAGCTGCCACATCTTGAGGTAGCAGTCGTGCGTGAACCGGAGAGTTCCGGCCGTCTTTTGCAGGTCAGCCCAGGCTCGCACGAGTGCGGGTTCAAGGTGCGCGGCCACGAGGTTGTTGTTGTAATACGACCGCTGGTGAGTGGTCTGGTCGAGGCCGTCGATGCCCTCGGTGTAGGGGACGTGGCGACGGGTCGGCACCGAGTCGGCCGAGTTACAGAAGTTGGCGATGGCTCGGTTGACGAGACCGGCGAGCCAGCCCGGCGCGAGACGCTTCGACTCGCCGTTGACCTCGACGACGAGAGGGTCGATGCCGAGGAACCGGGCGACGTCGGCGGACTTGACGCGAGGGCCGTTGAGGCGGCCGCGGTAATCCTTGCCGACCGCCTGGTATGCGAGGGCGTGTGCGGTCGAGCACTTGACGTTGGCGGGGAACTTGCGCTCGCCCTCGACCACGATGGCCTTGTTGAACGCGACGTACGTGCCACGACGAGAGGTCGACTTAGCGATCTCGACGAGGGTTGTCGTCTTGCCGGTACCGGCGCCCGCCTCGATGGCGATGGTCTCGCCAGTGGCGAACAACTCGACGGCCTGGTCCTGCTCGGGAGTGCGATTCATGACTTCCTCCTGGGGAGAGGTTGCCGGGCTCCGTGCCCGACGAGTCAATGGTAATGCGCACTGGTCACGTGGTCAAGACAATCTTTCAGACAGACGAACGGCGGGCCCTCCGCCTAGTCGCCGAAGCAACCATCAGCAGGCCCGCCGCTCAATCTCCCAGGAGGACCGGGCTAGCCCGGCCATCATTGCTTTGCATCGTAGGTGACGCTACCGCGAGAGGGCGGCGGCCGTCGCTTTCAGATGGCGAATGACGTTGAACGCGATAACGCCTCCGGCTATGACCCACGAGACCGCCGGGACGAGCGCCTGCACAATGGGCGGGATTACGAACCCAGGGTGCAAGACGACGATGATCCCGTTCGCGACCGAGATGGCGGCGGTGAGGAACACGACGATGCTCGTCGGGTCGGTCCACGTCGGCATCGGAATCTCGACTTGCTTCTCGTTCGCCATGACCGAGCGACCGGCGTCGGTGTCCCGGACCGGGATCGTCAGCTTGCTCACGACGCGGTGTTCGGGAGCTTGAGCAGCTTCTCGATGAATGAGATCCCGGATTCGGCGAGCGATGCGAACGGCTCGGGCAAGGTCGCGGCGAATGTCGCGATGACCACCAAAGCCTCCTCGACCTCCTGCGTGATGGGTGATGGCGAGGGCGACGGGGATGGCCCCGGCGAAGGGGAAGGGCTCGGTGCCGGGCCAGGGGTCGGATCTGGGACGGGTCCCGGAGAGGGCGGGCCCGGTGACGGTGAGGGCGCGGGCTCGGGTGCCGGTGACGGTGAGACGGGAGGGTCCACTACCGTGCCGCCCCCAGCTTTGATGGCGGCCAGGACCGCGTCGAAGTCGAGACCCGTGTTCTCGGCGTCCTCGCGAGTGGCGATGCCCCAGGCTTCGACGACGCATGCTGTCATCCAGTCGTAGGTCATCTCCTGGAGCTTCGCCCAGGTGACGCACGTCCCCATGCCTGGCGCGAACTTGACGAGCAAGATCCCGTGACCTTCGTCCGGGTCTGGCTTCTCTCCGTTGGCGACGGTCCACGGTGAGTTCGGAAAGAGCGTCTGCGCGTCGTCGGTGAGCTCGACGCCAAGGATGATCCCATTGAACTCGAGCGCCTCGACTCCGAGGTTCGCCGGGTCGAGGTTCGTTATCTCGACGAACCCGAACTCGTCGATGTCGTCTCCGGCCAGCTTCGCCTTTTGCGACTCGTCGAAGAGGTACTGCAACCAATCCGAGATGACCGAGCCCTCGTCGGGAGTTGGCGGCGGTTCGCCCGCCGCGATCCCGTAGCCGTAGTAGAGGCCGAGGGTTTCGTCGGTCGCCGGTGCGGAGTCGCCGGGAAAGAGTTTCTTCGACATGCGATTGTGCTCGGTGGCGGCAGGCACACAGTCCGACTCGTCGTCGTTGCCGAGCATCCCCCAGGCCGTTATGCCCTGGGTCACGTCGCCGGAGGTCGCGCCCTCGAACCGTCTCGAGCCGGTGCGGAGGAGTTCGACCGCGAGTTCTGGTCGATGCTTCGCCGGCTTGCGGCCGGTCTTGTACGGGTGCGTCTGGGCGTGGCCCGCGATCCCGGTGTCATCGTGCGTCAATGTTGCCTCCTGGGTTATCGGTCGAGGAACGCCAGTCGCCGACTCGACGTGGTCGTGCAGCGCGTCCATCCTTGCATGAAGTCCACCGATGAGGCGAGCCATTTCCTCGGCCTGTGACTTGGCGAGTTCGCGGCGGTGTGCTCGTTCCGACTCGTGGATGCGGTGCCACCATGCCTCGACCTTCGGGCGGAGCCAGGGTTCGAGGATCTTCGCCAGGACGAGACCGACGAGGATGGCGAGTAGCTGCTCCGAACCGTTCGTGATCCAGTTGTCGGGGTTGAACGCGAACGCGGCGAAGTGGCGAAGATGCGCCCAGTCGTAGGGCACGTCGGCATGGATGAACGCGAGGAGGGTCACGTCCCCAGAAGTTAGCGGTCCTTCGGTGGCAGCTTGAGGAACGCGACGATGGTGCTCGGGCAGTCACGGACGACGGCCGACGATTCGAACTCGATGAGAGGGTCCTTGCCGTTGTAGAGGGCAGGCACGAGGAACGCGCAGAGGAGGTCGCCGTCGACGCTTGCGGCCGACCGGAGCTTGATCGACGTCGGCGACGTCCCGTGAGCTATCAGTTCGTTCGTGTTCGAGACGACCGTGTCGATCTTGGTCAGGAGGACGCCGAACCCAGTCCCGGCCGAAAGAGCCACCACGACGACGACCGCTATCACCCAGCCCGTGAAGTCGAGGTGCGGTCGCAACCTCACTTCTCCGTGCCGGTCCTCAACAGTTCGAGGACCGCGTGGTCCTGGCCCTGGACTTCCGAGAGATGATTGACCGTGTTCGTCAGCGTGGTCATGCCGTCGGTGAACTTCTTGAGTTGGACAAGCAACGGATCTGCTCCCTCCTCGCCGGTCATCTCATTGGGTTTCGTACCCTCGAACGCCGTGAGAATCACATCGAACTTCGTCCGCCTGGTCGCCCAGCGGTGGATAGCGTCGGAGCCCTTCGCTCCTGCTACGCCACCGATGGTAACGAATGCGAGGGCGACGGTTGCTATCGCGCCCCAGTCGCTACCCGAGATGTTCGCAAGCATCAGGCGTCTTTAGGCGCGGGCCACAATTCCGGGGTGAAGTAGGCGAAGGTCTCGGTGTCGATGTTGTGCTGTTCGACGCCGGTCGAGAGGACCTGGGCGAGGACCGGTTCCGACGGTATGCCGACGGCCCTCCGGGTAGACCAGGAGCAGAGGTAGTCGCCGCCGCCTGGGTTCGGATTTGCCGTCACGAAGGTATCCACGTCGGGCAGCTTAGGAGCTGGCGGCGGAGCCGGGGGGAATGGCTGCGTGCCGGTCCACGACACGCCCGAGGCAGCCAGGAAGCCCTCCGGCGGGTGACCCGAGGAGATGGCTTGCATGACCTCGTCGACGTCCTGGGCGTACTGCGCCGGGTCGGCCGGGCGTTGTGCGGCCGCCACGAGGGCGCCACCGGTGAGGCCGGTCGCCCGCATGACTCCGGCCATCTCGGCCATCGCCACGTTCGAGCAGTTGACGGGGTCCTCGGCCCACGAGGTCGGCACGCCCGCAGGCATCTCGCCGCCAAGGTGCAATTGGTACCACCCGAACGACGTCGGCAGGGCGCCAGGCGTTCCCGGAGCGACGATGACGCCTCTCGGGTTGCCGCCGTAGGTCCAGTCTCCTCGAGCGGCAGGGTCGAACCCGGATTCGATCCAACAACACGCCGCGCACGTCAGAGGGTCGAGGCCGTAGTGCCTCGCCATCTGCCCGTTGAGGTCAAGGAGCGTGAACGTCGTCGCGGCGAAGTCCGGTCGCTTCGTGAACAAGTGAGCGATGGTCGACTCGTCGAAGGGCTCGGGGACTGGCTGGGTCACGGCGAGATCCTATTGCACGGCGATCTGGCCGACGTGCCAGCCTTGCGAGCCCGGAGGCGTCCAGAGTTTGCCCCAGGGAGCCGTCGAGAACATCAGCCAGTCGGAGACGTAGACCTCGCCGTTCGTGTGCTGGCAGAGATCCGTCGGGCACGACAGGGCAGCGCTGCCCCAGAGGTCGTACTCGGCATAGGTGCCCGTCGACGGGTCGAGAGTGAATACTGCCGTCGCGGCCGAATCGAACGGGACGTCCTCATCGAACCACCAGCCGCAGAACGCGAGGATGTTCTCGGCGCCGTCGTTGTAGATCATGATGCCCGAGACGAAGAACGCCGAAGCACCGATCTCTATGTCCGGCGGCGGCCCGGTGTAGTTGTGGATGAGGAAGCCCGTTGACGGATCGATGGCGAGGAATCCCCAGCCGCCGCCGTTGTCAGCCCAGTCGGCGTAGGCGACCCACAGATTGCCGTCGGGACCCTTGAACACCGTCGACGGTCGGCAGGTGTCGAACGGGAGATCGGCTGCTATGTCACGGAGGATCGTCGACGCGCCCGAGACGTCGATCTGCAACACGGCGTAGTCGTTCGTCTCTTCGAGGATGACCGCCGCATAGATGTAACTCTCGTCGGCGCAACACGAGCACCACGGCAGGCCGTAATAGATCGACACGCCGGTGAGGGAGACCTGAGTCCATGTCGAGCCGTCAGGCGTCACGCCGATCAGGTTCGGCGCCGAACTGCTCGTGAAAGCACTGAGCCGGTAGAGGTTGCCGTCCGGGCCGAGGACGAGGTTGTAGTCCCAACCGCCATCGAGGATCGAGTCGTCGTGTGGCGCGTTGTACTGCGCCACCGAGCCGTCGGTCGTGTCGACCACGAGCAGCGTCGGGTAGAGGAAGTCGTAGACCATCGAGTACAGGAGCGAGCCGATCTTGATCGTCTTGCGCGGCGTGTACCACTCGGTTGCGCCGTCGCCCCAGGCGTCGGGGTCGACGTCGTACTTCGTGATCGAGAAGCCATTGGGCGGCGTCACTTGAAACTCGGTCGGGCCAGACCCGAAGTACTGCGTCGCGCCCATGATCGACGACGTCTCCATCCAGAGCTTTTGATCCGGGCCCTCGATGACGGTCAGGGCGCCGTGTGGCGGCGTCGGGATCTGGCGGGGGACGAACGGGCCGGGGACCACCTAGACGATCCGCACGGCGGCCACGAGGTCGGCGCCGACCGTCCCACAGGCGGTGCACTGCACTTGGATTATGTCGGTGGCGTTTCCGCCGAGAGGCGGCCAGGAGGAGTCGTACCGGGCGAACGTCGACGCCTCCGACTCCGAGAGAGTGAGCGTCGTGAACTCGGTTCCGTTGAGGAGGAACGAGATTGTGATTTCGGCATCAGGGTCGACGGTGCCTATGGCGAGCGTGACGAGGTAGATCTTCGACGTGTTCGGCAGGATGACCAAGTGCGGCCCGGATGGGTTGCCGGTGAAGACTTGACCGGGCCAGGTGAACGGGACGAGTTGCGGTGACGACGGTCGCGCGGCGCCGACGAGCTCGTCGAAGACGTAGGAGTGGCCGTCCTGCACGATGCCCGTCGCCAGGTTGTTGTCGAGCTGCTCCGCGGCGGTCGCCCTCGGGTTGAGCTTGCGCTCGCGCTCATAGATGCGTGCGGCGTGACGGGAGGTGATCTCCTCCATCGTCAGAGGAATGATGTTCGAGTTCTGCCCAGGCATTAGACCGGACTCGGCACGCCCGCATACGGGTCGGGCAAGTTGAGGGTGAAGTCGACGACGTCGCCGTCGGGGCCTGGGTAGAGGTCGATCTGCACCACGCGGAACACTTCGCCAGTGAACACCATCCAACCGTAGGACCCAAACACGGGCACGGTGTCGCCGACCTTGAGGCCGGGTGCGCCGACGATGATCGGGCCGAACGTCGGGTCGGTTGCTCGAGTTCGGATGACCGGGGCGAGAGGCGTGCCGCCGATTGACTTCTCGCGCTGTTTGGCGAGGGGCGTCAGGGCACCGATCGATATGTCGTTCGGTGCGTTCTCGACGATCTCTATGTCCTTGCCGCCGAAGGAGCCGTGGTCTATGAACCCGCCCTCGACGTTGGCCGCGCCCTGGTCGATGCTCGTCGACATGTCGACGCCAATCTCGGTGACGTTATTGCCGCCGTTCTCGGCATTGGCGGAGAACTGCCCGGACGCCAGGAACGGATCGATGAACAACGGCAGGGCCGGTTGGAAGACTCCCTTGCGGCCGAGGTTGGCATTGCCCCAGGTCGTGAAGTTCCGATGCTGGGTGTCGGGAAACAGGATTTCCATGTCGAGGCCCTGGTATTGCGAGGTCCAGTCGTTGAGGGCTTCGAGGATGTTCTGGTGATTCGAGTAGGGGTAGCTCGCCGTCCGCCTGATCGGCATGTTCGGGCAGTCGAACCCGAAGTTGAGATCCGTCTTCGACGTGTCCATCTGTTCGAGGTTGTCGTCGCCGAGGGAGGTCGGTTGAAAGCAAATCTGAGCGATGCGCTGAACGATGATGTTCTCGTCCTCGCCGCCCGTCTCCGGGTAGAAACCGTCGAGCTGATTGAACGCCAGGCCCGACCAGAGGATCTTTCCGCCCGGCGCGTACATCCGGTATTTGACGACGAACCCGCCCGCGAGGCCTTGCGGTGGCACAAGGCCGACCTGTAGCCGAGTCCACTCCTCGGTGTCGGCCGTGGCAGTTATCTGCGCCACCGAGACGGCCAGGCCCGATTGCAGGTTCGGGGTGTAGGAGCCGTCGTCGTGGACCGTGCCGACGTTGTAGATGGGCGTCGTTCCGTCGGCAAGGAACAGTTGCATGTAGAGCCCGCGCATCGTCGCGCCGAGGGTGCCGGGGAAGTTCGCCGCCGGGCCGGTGAACGCGAGGAGGTAATACCAGCACGTGAGCACGAGACCGGGCGCCTGCGGCGTCCACGCGCCATCGGGAAAGGCGACGGTCTGCTCCCAATAGGCATCCTCGCCCGCGGTCTGATTCGTGTTGTCGGCGCCGGAGAGTTGGACTGCCGTGTATTGCCCGTTCGTGAGGTCGCCGGATTGACCGATGAGAGGCGACGGCGGCACCGGCCAGGAGACGTGCGTGTCGACGGCGGTGAAGTGAGTTGCCGGCTGCACGAACCCGGAGTCGTAGTCGTAGCCCTTCGCCCACTGCACCCGGTTCGCCATGCCGAAGAATCGCTTGTGCGCGTACCAGAACAGGCCGTAGCCGGTGACCTGCGTGGTCGAGCCATCGCCCAGGATCTCGACGTCGACCATGACTCCCCACCAATAGAGGCGGCCGTACCGGTAGTACTGGATCTCCCAACGAGCGGTCTCTTTGCCGTAGGGAGCGAAGGTCGGCTCGGTCGTCGGGATCGTGAACTGGATGAGGCCCATGTTGTTGAGCTGCCACTCGACTTGCGTCAGCTGGTAGTTGCGGAGGCCCTGCACGAAGACGCCGTAGATGTCCGTGAGGACGAGGAAGTCGCCGCGCGGTCCTGCCGGGGGAGCAACGGCCGCCGGTGGCGGCGTGAGCAGCGTCACGGGTTAGCCCTCGACTTCGTCGAACTCGACGGTGGCGCTCCAATTCACCTGGCTGCCGGAGTCGCCCGTCACGGTGACGACGAGCGTCGAGCCGTCGGTGTCGACGTCGACGGCCCATGTCGCCGCGGCCACGTCCTGAGCAACGAGGACCGGAGTCGGAGCGACGCCACCGACCCACGAATACGACGACACGCCATCGCCGCGGAGGACTCCCTGCAAGGTCCACGCCGAATCGGTGCCGGGCACGTCGATCCGTCGCGCCACGATGCGCACGGTCACGAGGGCCGTCGTTGACTCATTTTGCATCAGGAACGAGCCGACTTGAGTCGGCGTGTCGGTCATGTCCGTCTGTATGCCAGCGACGATCCGTTGGAACTGGGAGTCGCCAGCGACGGCTATAGGCGAGCCCGATTCGGCGTGTGCACCGTTGCCGAGGTAGGCGACCGAAGCGACGCCCTCGGCGTGTCCAGCCTGGCCGACGGTATCTTTGACGACGGACCCGACGCCCTCGACGTGAGCATACGGCGCCCAGGCTTGGTTTCCGAAGCCCTCAGCATGCGCCCAGCCGTCGAGGACCCAGTTGCTCTCGCCCTCGACGTGCGAGTTCTCGCCCATCGCCAGGTTGTTGTAGCCCTCGACTCGGTTCGGGCCACCGGCCGAGGAGTCATCTATGAACCCGACGGATATGACGGCGCCTTCGCCCTCGCCGAAGACGTTCCCGAAGTTCGCTCCGTCCCAGTAGACGATGGCTTGCGACCACGTGGTGCCGTTCCCGATGGGGCCCATGATGAGTTGTTGGGCGAGGTTCGCAGCGACGTCGAACGGCGCGACTCGAGTAAGTACCCAGGGGGTCCCGACCGAGCCAGCGTCAGTGACCTGATAGACGCCGTCGGAGTTCTCGCCACCGACGACGACAACCGCCTCGCCGACAGATGGGTCGGAGCCGTCGATGGAGAGGACGCCGTTCGCGACCGCCGTCAGGGTCGGCTCGGCGTAGGTGAAGTCGGGGAGGTAGGTCGAGGGCGTGTAGTCCGGCCACGTCGCGGGCGGCAGGAATGCGAGGTACCAATAGAACGCGTCGTCCTCGGCTTGCGTGACGTAACTCGCCGGGATGGCGGCCGCCTGGCCCGCGAGCTGCGTGTTGGTGGAACCGCCGCCGCCGCCGTAGGACACCCACGTCGAGGCGTCGTCGTCCCACTGCCAGATGCCCGTCGACGCGGCTTGAATGTCGATGGCAAGCGACGAGGTCCCCGTCGGCGTTAGGTCCGTGTCGTTCGGTGCGGTGGTCGTCAGGTACAAGAGACCGGAGCCGGACCCGTCGACCACGAGACCGTAGAGACCGAGCCACGAGGCACCCGATGCCGACAGAGCGACCTCGGCGACTATGGCCGCGTCTTCGAGGCGTTGTAACACGGGCTGCAATCCGGCGAGGAACGCGTACGAACCGGTGAACCCGAGACCGGGCTCGGGCGAGCCGGTCAATTGGCCGAGACCGACCCAGGCGGTGTCGTCAGCCGACGGGGGAGTGATCCATAGGCCGGTGCCGTCGGTGTCGTCCCAGTAGAGGTACGGGATCGAATCGGTCGGCGGGGTGACGGCGCCGAGCGGTTTCCCGTGCGAACCGTTGCCAGAGGAGACGAGGAACCACGACGGCAGGCTGGCAGCTCCGATGACCTCCCAGTCAGTGTCCTCGGTGCCGGTCGCCTGGTAGAGAGCAGGCGTCGCGGTGTCGATGCAAAGGTCGCCCTCGGCATCGGGTGTGACGTGACCGTTCGGGTCGCCCGCATAGGTGTACTTGGCGCCGGAGACCTGGCCCCATTGCGACGGCGTCAGTTCGACCCACGTCGCCGCACTGTCGAACTCGGTGACGGTGCATCCCCACCACGTCTCGGTGTCGATCCGCCAAGCGACGTCGCCCTCCTGGCCGGATTCAGCATCGTTCGGGTCGGTCGTGACGAAGTGCATCGCCGTGCCGGAACCGCCGAGGCGGAGCCAATTGGCGACGTTCATGTTTCCGTCTTCGTCGATGCTCCCGGACAGGGGCGAGTCGGGCGCGCCCGTCTGCCACCGGACTTGCTGGTCGCCGTCGACGCCTCCGGGGTACCACCCGAACCCATTCCCCGAGCCGTCGTTCTGAGCGGCCGGGTCGGAGAGGAGGGCCGACTGATTCGGCAGGGCGAGGATCGAGACCGCACCGGCGGTGGAAGTCGCGACGCCGGGGATGGTCGTGTCGGCCGCGCCGCCGACGGCTACCCAATCCTCGTCGGTGACGCCCAGGGCTTCGTAGACCGCGCCGTTCTCTGTATCTTGATACAGGGCGCCGATCTGAGACGGCACGGTGGTGCCGACCGGAGTTCCTTCGCCGAATTGGAACCACGACGGCAGGTCCTCATCACCACCGGACGACGTCACGAGGAAGTAGTAGATGCTCCCGTCCCACTGAATCGCGATGGCGTAGTCGTCGGCGTCCTCCAACTCGAGGGCGTAGAAGCCGGCGCCGCCATAGTCGACCGACGTCGTCACCGGACCGGCGTCAGGTGAGCCCGCCGGAAGGGCGGTGTTCTCTGCAATCGGAGTGCCGCCGGTGAACCGCGACGTGAGCCACGCCGAGACGGTCGCGCCGTTCTGACCCTGCTCGCCGATGATGAACTGACCTGATGCCCAAGTCACTGTCGACTCCTCACAGCCACGCGTCGTTCCACGAGCAATACGCCTCCTGGGTGCCGGACGGCGACGCCGAGCCTAGGTGGTAGGTGATGGTCGTTCCACCGTTGGGCTTGAGTTGGAAGAACGCGATCGCGGCGACGACGTCCCACGCCGAGTTCCCGTCTTGGTCGACGCACGTTTGGTTATACAGGTCGATCTCGATTGCGGTCGGCATGGGCGGCGCGGCATTCGTCCCGCGGTTCGCCGACGTTATGAGGATCTGATTGCCGAGGTCGTCTTCGATGTAGTCGCCGTTGCACGGGTAGTCGAGCGTGAACACCGGCCACGCCGGGTAGTTGCCGAAGGTGTCGATGGCAACCGAGCCGTCACGGTCGAGTTCCTGCGGTGACCGACCCGACGGCGTGACTTGCTTGATCGGGAACGGGCATATCAGCGAGCCCTCGAATTGGAACGGCCAGGCGTCGGGAGTCTGCCCGGACGAGCCCGGCGGGACCTCTTTGTACTCCGGCTTCGATGCCAGGTAGCCATCGAGGTACAGGTCAGTCTCGCCCTCGTGCACGACGACGTGGCAGGTCCCCTGAGCAAGCGTCGCGGCGAGGAGCATGCCCCACTGGGATTCGGCCGCCCAGCGCGCCGACTCGGAGGGAGCTATGGCGAAACCGTTGGCGAAAGTGATTAGTCGGCTTTGGAGTTCGTTCACGCCGACGATGGTCCCGTCGATGCCGTAAGGGTCGACGAGGACCTGGCGAACGTCGGGCCCGTCCCAGCCTTCGAGTTCCTCTATGGCCCAATAGACGCCGTTGCCGTCGGGGACGAGTTGCCCGGTGTCGTCGTTCGTCTCGTTGAAATTGATCGAGAGAACGCCGGTCGGGTCGGTGACGGTGTACCAGCGCGGCACTAGGAGTGCTTCACTTTCGAGGCCTGGGAGCGGGTGGTCTGTTGGGCGATGGTCTGACCGCTCAGCTTGACGGTCGTCGTCGTCTTCGGGGTGCCGGGCCGCATGGGTGACCGCGGGATGGCGGCCGCCTTTGCTTTCTCCGCGGCGACCTCGGCGTTGTGCTTCTCCAAGCCAGCGACTCCGCCGTACCGGGCAACGATGGCGTTTGTCTTGGCGGTGTCCGACGTCGACGGCGTGACCGCGTGTCCGCCGAAAAAGTTGTAGACGTCACGGCCGAGGTCTTTGTCGTACTGCCCGGCCTTCGTGTGCTTGAGGGCTTCGGTCGTGAGGCCGAACGCCGCGACGCCTGCGGCCGCAACTGCTATGCCCTGTATGCCCGCAGAGAACGCACCGAGACCAGCGCCGCCTTCGAGACCGGAGGTCCCGGCCAGGATCTCCGCACCGGACATGAGACCGAGGGCCTTCGTGGCGTCTCCGATCATCGTTATGAACTTGACGAACTTGGCGCCGGTGTAGAGGGCTATGGCGCCGCCGAGAGTTACCTCGAGTGCGTGTGCCGCGTCCGACGCCGCGCCCTTGTTCTTTTCGAGCCAGTTCGCGCCCTTCGTCAAGTCGCCGACGAACTCGGTCAATTTCGGAATCACCTTGAGGCCGAGCTTCGTCCCCAAATCTTCGAGGTCGGACCCGAGGATGGCGGCCTGCTTGTCGAGCGTCTGGTTGTTCTTCGCCGCGGCCTTCGCCGCCGAACCCGCCGCGGCGACTTGCTTGCCCCACTTCTGGAATGCCGCCGGGCCCTCGTTTATGACCTTGAGCATCACCTGCGCGGCACCGGCGCCGAACAGAGTCGTCGCGGCCTGGTCGCGCTGCTCCGGGGTGAGGACCGCGAACGCCTGGTGCAGGAGACCGAGCGTCTTCGTCGTGCCGATGAACTGGCCCTTGGCGTTGAACAACTGGATCCCGGTTTTGCCAAGCGCCAGGATCTCCGCCTCGAGTGAGGCTTTCTGGTCCTTGAGCCCGACGGTTGACTGCCCCATGGACGCGTTCGTCGTGTCGAGCTGGGATTCGAGGTCGGCGAGATTCGTCTTGAGCAGCGTCACGTTGGCATAAGCGGGCGACGACGAGGTCACCGTTCCGAACGAAGCGATCTGAGTCTTGAGCGCCGAGATTTGCGAGGTCAGATTCGCGGCCGCCGGTGAGGATGCTCCGGCCTTGTCGAGTTCGGCGTTGACCTTATCGAGTTGTTGCTTGAGGGAGGCAATCGACGTGCCGCCCTTCGTGCCGAGCGATTCGAGCTGCTCCGTGACGGCGGTCGATCCGCCGAGGAGCTTCGTGAGCGCCGTCGAGACCATCTGCACGCCCTTGCCGCCGACGACTCCGTTCTTCGCCAACTCGACCATCAGCGTGGCGACGTCGCCGAGGGATGGCGAGGCGGTGCCGAGGCGGCCGTGCAGTTTGTCGACGGCCGTCGTGACGGTCCCGAGCGAGGTCTGGGTGAGGCGTGACGCGTTGAACAACACGTCCGAGGCGTAGGCAGCCTGGTCCGTCTTGAGCGAGAACGCTTGCATGACCTGTGAGAGGTTCCCGGTCGTCGTCGCGAGGTCACCGGAAACGGCCTCGTTCAAGTCGAGCGCGGTGTTCATGAACTTGAGCGCCTGCGCCGCGGTGAGTGCCTTGCCCTGGGTAGCTCCGAGCTGCCCGGCGACCTTGGCGTAGGCGGTGCCGATCTGTGTCGCCGAGGCGTAGGCGACTCCGCCAGTCGAGAGGAACGCGTTCGAGATCTTCGTCGCGGCCGCAGTCGAGATATTCGCCGAGGCGGCGATTTGGTAGTTCACCTGTTGGAACCCGGTTGCCAGCTTGACCGATTCGTACACGACGCCGACGGCCAGTGCCGACCCGGCCAGGAGGACTACCTTGCCGAGTTTGGCGTACGACGAAGCGAGCTTGTCGATGTTGCCCTTGTTCGCATCGACCGCCGTCGACGCCCGCGCGAGCGCACCGGCGAACGGGAGTTCGGCCGACTCGGCGACGGCGCCCAGTTTGCCGAGACCCGTCGAGAGAGCGCCGCCGAAACCCTCGGCCGCCTGCTTGCCCTTCGTGGCGAAGAATGCCGCCAGACCACCGAGCCCGACCGAGGCATCCTCGGGCAGAGTCTCAGCCATGCCAGCGAACGAAGACGAGATCGAGTCGTGGATCGCGGTGTCGAATGCTTCACCGGTCGCCAGACCTCCGGCCGCGCCGACCGCCGCGCCTGCGTCTTGGAAGTCGCGGGGAACGAGGAGGCCCGAGGAGTCGAGCTTGAACTTGCCGAGTTCCTCCGAGGCGCCGGTGCCGACGGCGTCGCCGTAGACCGCACCGGCCGCCAGGCCCGCATCCGACAGTGCGTCGCCGGTCTCTGAACCCGCGGCGAGTTCGGCCTCGGTGGCGTCACCGAAACCCGTCATCAGCGGGCGGAGTTCTACATACGCATAGCCGACGACGCCGTCAGGCACGGGGCGCGTCTTTCACAACCGGCTTCGCCCTCGGGACCATGGCCGTCATTTTCGCAAGCGCGGCCTGCGCAGATGGGGATAGTCCCCAGTTCGTGTTCACCGGGTTCACACCGGGCCCTCGATTGCCCATGATGCGCTGCAATGCCTCCTCGGCTTCCTCGCCGCCGAGATGGTCGAGGGCCAGGACCCACAACATAGCCACCCAGCCCCGGAGCGGTACTAGGTCAGGGTCGACGCCTACTCGCCAGAAGCACCCGGCGAGCCAGTCCCGTTGGCCGATGCACCATTGGATGAGCCCTTCGGCTCGGTCGTAGGGTCCACGTCTGAGTACGCACCAGTCAGGAACTCACGCACGGCTTGAACCGTGTCGAACCCTTCGTCGAGTGGCAACCGGCGCCGCACCACGTCAAACCTTTTGACCGCCGCGGCGTGGCCCTCCTCGTCGACGTCGGGTGACGGCGCCAGGCAGTCGGAGATGAGCTGCACCGCGGCCTCGACCGGGATCGTCGCCTTGTTCGGGTCGAGGGGATCGAACCGGATGTGCGCCCGGTAATCCTCCATGACCGCGATCGTTATGTCCGGCAGGCACGCGAACTCCTCGCCGTCGAGGATGAACGCGACGTCGCGTTGTCGAGGCGCGGCGACTTTGAACTCCTGGCGAAATTGGGTCATAGCAGCGAGCTCCTTATGATGATGTTTGCCGACTCCCACAGCCACGGTTGAGGTCGGGTTCCTGGGTGATTGACGCTTGCGAAGAAAACGTAGCCGCCGCCCTTCGGCCAAAAGAAGTGCAACGCGGAGGCGTTGACCGCGGCGATGGGATGCGGGCTCGTGCCCTGATGCACGAAGTAGGCGTACGACTTGTTGGCACCGATGCGGAATCGCCAGCCCAACTCGACGTCGAGCGCCTCGTCCATGAAGTGCGATTTCTTGAGGCCTCCGGCGCCAACGTTCGGACCGCCTGAGCCCTGCGCGACCGGGCATCGTTCGATGGCGAGCGCCTCGACCCGGAGGGCTATGTTGCGCGCACCGAGGAACGTCTGCTGGGCGACGACGAGCCGCCAGTCGGGCTTGAGAACGAACCGCGGGATTGCCACGGTCGGCGAGGCTAGTGCTGTCCGGGAGGGGAGTACCCGCAACAGGAGCGGGCGGGTAGCGCCGCCGGTGCGGGCTCGCCGTCGGGGCCCTCGAGTAGGACCAAGTGCTTTCGGAGGCACACTTCGAGATGGCGGTGAGTTTTCTTCACGTCGCCCCAGTGGTTCGCCGCGATCCCGAACACGTTCGCCAGGGCGTACACGCGCACGTAGCCGTCCGGCACGTCACCCGGCAAGCCATCCGATCGAGGCGGCGCCTTGCGGATCGTCTCGGCCGAGAGGATGGTGACCTCACGAACCTTCGGCTTCTCGACTTCGAGAGACGGTACCGCCTTTGGCGAGGTCCGGCGGGTGGTCATCCGATGACTTGCAGGAACCCGGCCGCGATCCGCGCCTCGACGTCGGGTGTGCGCGGCAGGGTGTACGTCTTGAGGGCCCGGAGCGTCGCGTGCCCCGCGAGCGACTGACCGGCCATCGCTCGGACCTTCACGTCCGGGTAGGTCGTCTCGGCGGTGTCTGCGCCCTCGGCGAGGTTCGTGGCGCCCTGCGTGGTCTCAGCCTCGTCTCCGGCCGGTTTGGCGTTCGGGGCGAGCGCCTCGATCTCCTCGGCTCGTGCGACGGCTGGGTCCGGCGGTGCGTGGTAGGGCTCGGTCACGCGCCCGACATTACCTCAAGGCATCTGGATCTGCACCGTTAGCTCGTAGCCGACGAACTGCCCTTTGGGTCCAATGGGTTCGAGCGGCCCGATCAGTGCGGGCTTGAACGGAAACAGGGTGTTCTGGAATTGAGCAACCTGCAAGGCGGCGAAGATGACGAACGCCGCATTGAGCGAGTTCTTCGAGAACGCGGTGATGGCTTGCGCCGAGGCGGGCTCGAAACCGGCGATGGCCGAGATCTTCGGTTCGGGAACCGGCGTCTTCGCCCAAGTCTGGACCTTGAAGATGGCGACGGTCTGGGTCCACTTCGCCTCGCCCGGCGTCATGCCCGCGAACTGTTGAATGCCGATCTGTCCGGCGTGCCCCATGGAAAACAGGACGGCGACCGTTCCCGGCACGTCGAGCGGGAACTCGATTCCCGGTGCGATCAGACGGTTTCGGAAGCCGTCTATGTCGTTGGCGTCGAGGGCCGCCGAGGCGGTGTCGAGGATCGTCTGCGCCAGGTTCGAGAGAGTCGGCGGTTGAACGTACGGCGGGACGTTGTCGCTCAAGAAATGACCGGCTGGTCGAAGTTGTACCACTCCTGGTAAAGCGGACTCTCCTCGGGCGCGACCGAGTCGGGAGAGATGAACGAGGCTCGACGTCGGAGGCCGAACGGATTCGAGGCGACGATGAACAGGTCGACGAGCGGCAGGCCCGTGAGCCCTTTCTCTATGAACGTCAACGGGTCGGCCGCTATGGCGGTGACGCCCTGGCGAGCGATGTTTATGACGCGCTGCGGGAGGTCCGACTCCGAGCCCGAGAGGGCTTTGGCGATCTCGACGGCGTAGGCGAACGCGGCGATCCTGCCGTCAGCGGGCAGTCGCTTTCCCCAGGCGTAGTCGACGAACCATCGACCATCGGAGAGCGCCGGCTGTCGGAGGTCCTGGCAACACGGCCAGACCTGCGGCGAGTTCGGTGCGGGCGGTGGCGTCGTCGACGCCATGCGGACAAGGCGCCGCTTGTTGAGCAGCGTGTAGTCGATGCCCGGTCGGAGCAGCGTGCCGTTGACCGTGACGCCTGATATGACGACCGACGTCGGGAAGACGAACTCGGCCGACGACGCGCAGTTACAACCGTTCCACGCGTAACCGCCCGCGCCCCATCCCTGCCAGAGCGACCACGCCGAGCCCCAGCCTCCCCACGACGCCATCCACCACGGCGCGCACCCGCAGTCGCGGTTTATGACCGTCGGTTGTATGCGAGCGATTCCGCCCTCGGCGAACTGCCGACCGGTGAGGCGGTACAAGTTCTCCGAGGCGGCGCAACAGATCAGGCTCAGCATCTCGGGATTCGAGGCGATGTCCGGCGAGAGCCAGCCGGAGCCGCCCTGCCCGTCGGAGTTGGCGCCGGGTGCGGCGAGGATCTGGTCGGGGGTGACCCATGGGAGGAGCATGCTCGTAGATCCTTAGCTCGGTGGTCCTGGCGGCGCGAGCGCAGTGAACACGGCCGACTCGGTGATGGCGCATGCTCCGGTCCCCTGCACGGTGAGCCGACCCACTCCCGCGACGGTAACCGGCAACTCGACCTGGTAGACGCCGACCTCGAGTTTGTTGATGGTTGCCGGGTAGGCGAGAGGAGTCCAAACGTCGCCCTGCAAATACTGGGCGGTGACGGTGTCGGGATCGACTGGCACCGAGGGTGCGTCGGGATTGGCGAACGTCATGGTCGCGGTGATCGATGTATTTGTATACAACGGGTCCGGCAGGTTGAGCTGAATCGCCACGGCGACAGCCTACGTGAGGTCGACGGCGAGGCTCGGTGATTCGACGTCGACGACGAGCGTCGGTGCCTCGACCTCCTCGGTCAGGAGCGGCGCCTCGAGTTCGACCGCCAACGTCGGCGCGGCGAGGACGATGGTCACCATGCCTTGCATCTTGCCTCCGAGGTTCACGAGCAGCGTAGGTGCCGCGAGCGCAATCGTCACGATCCCCTGCACGACGACCTGGCTGGTCGAGACGATCAGCCCTGCCGACGCCACGAGGAACACGGCGCCGGACTTGAGAACCTGGGCCGTAGCCGCTAGCGAACTAGTCGCTACCAGGGAGACGGCGCCGACCCGAAGAACCGTCGCCGTCACGTCGAGGCTTGTCGACGACGACAACACGACGACACCCGTCGACGTAACTCCGCCCGTAACTTGTAACTCCGACGCCGCGGCAAGTGCGGCCGCACTTCGCACGTCGACGACGGCCTCAACCTCAAGTGCAGAGTCAGCCGTCAGGGAGACGTCACCGGTCGGGTGCGCCGTTGTTGATATCTCGATATCGGAAACCCCGACGAGGTCGACAGCCGCGCGGTTTGTCACCACGGCGGCGATAATCAACGCGGCGAGGGCCGCCAGGTCGACCGAACCGACGACGCCAGACTCGGCGGTGACGTCAATCGAGGAGACGGCGACCAGGGCAATGCTCGCCTTTTGCGTCACGAATGCGTTGACGGTGAGTGACGATTGCGCACTCAACGCCACGTCGCCAGACGGTTGCGTGGTGCCAGCGACCAGGAGCGCCGAGAGGGCCGCCAGAACGACCGCTCCGGCAGGGTGCGCCGTTGCCGTCACGTCGAGGGCGGAGAGGGCCGCCAGGGTCACGGAGGCTCGCTGGGTGACGGTTGCCGCCACCGAGAGGGAGCTCGTCGCCACGAGGGCTACAGCCGCCGCCTGGGTCACTTCTGCGGACGCGACGAGAGACGACGTCGACGAGAGAACGATGACGCCCGAAGGATGGGCGGATCCGGTCACCACGAGGGCGGAGGCGGCCGTCAGCGCCACGGAACCGGCGGGGTGTGCCGTTCCTGCCACCACGAGTGCAGATGACGCCACGAGGGCCACAGAGGCCGAAACGGTCTGTTTCCCGGCCGCCGTCAGAGAAGACGCCGCGACGAGGGAAACAACGCCGGTCGGATGGGCGATGCCAGCAACAACCACGGCCGACGAGGCGACGAGGTCTACTACAGCCTTTTGTGTAGTACTACCGGCGACGGTGAGGCCCGAGGTCGCGCCGAGGGTGACCGATGCTTTCTGGGTGACCTTCCCGGCGACGGTGAGCGACGACGAGGCGGTGAGCGCGACCGAGCCGCTAATCGTCTGTGTGGCGCCGGTGGCGAGCATGGCCGTGCCGAGCGCCTGGGAACCGAGCATTTAGCCCTCCGGCGGTCGGCTCTGGTATGCGGCGTGCGACGCGTCGAGTTCGTCCTGGGTCACGCCACGAGGCCCGCGCGAGCCGTCGGGGTGCACATACTCGCCGACGGGGCCCGGTGCGGGCGGTGCGGCGTGGACGAGGTCGCCGAGGCGCCAATGGTCAGTCGACTGATCGGCGAAGGTGACGACGATCTCGTCTTCCAATTTCTCGACCGAGCGGACGAGCATGTGGTAGCCGGTGCGGCCGTAGTGCAGAACGAACCACCCGGCATCGAGGTCGCGGGCTTCGTGCAGGGTCGGGTGATGGGGGTCGACTGTCATGGTTTCCTCCTAGGCGCTTCGATACCAAAAATAGACCGACGCCGACGGTTGGATGTTGTTGTGCTCGGTCGACGCGTTAGCCGCGGCGATGGCGTGCTCGTGAGTAGCGCCCTCGGTCGCCGAGGCGCCGTTCGTGTTGTGATAGTGCGTGGCGGTCTGGCCGCCGGTGTAGGGCTGGGCGCCACCGTAGGGACCGCCCGGTGTCTGACCGCCGCCGCCGTTGGTCTCGATGAAGTCATAACCGTCGCTCGTCCCGTGCGCGTGGTCGGCCGACTCGACTCCCGAATTGATATTGACGGCGTGCGTGTGCGTCGAGAGTTCGGTCCCGGTGTCGACGCCGGGCGTGCCCGACTCGGTGCTGAGGAGAAGGTGCCGGTACTCACCGAAGATCACTCCCGGCGTGACGTTCTCGGTGTTGCTTGCGCTGTCGGTGTATTGGCCGACGCCGATCAGCACCAGCCCTCCACCGAAGGGAATCCAAGTGCCGAACCCGAATGTGATCGACGGGTTGACGCCGGTCATCTCCGTGTAGATCGTGCCGACGGGATAGGCGAACTGCAAGATCGTCTGGACGATGATGTCCTTGATCCCGAGGACGATCCCCAGGAACCCACGGTTCATCTAGTAGTCGGCTCCCGAGGCGGTGACGACGAGCTTGGCGGCGTTCGAGGATTCCGACTGGCTCACGTAGAGGAACTGCCCCGTCTCGAGTACGAGGTTCGGGTACTGCTTGGAGCTGCGGAAGCCTGCCGTCGTGGCCGAGGCTGTGATGGCCGAGACCGCATAGACGTCGAAGAGGTAGTAGGTCGACCCGTTGTAGATGAACAGGTACACGAGACCGGCGACCGTCGTGGCGACGAGCGTCGTCGCGATCGCGTTGACGTCGACCTCCTCGATCTTCGAGCCCGCGGCCGGTGCAGTCCACAGGAGGACCGACTCGGTCGGGACGGCGAGGTCGGTTTCCGTCGAGGCAATCGCCACCGACACGGAACGGGGCGAGTTCGCCGCGTAGTTCGCATTTGCCGCCATTATCGGACTCCCATGTTGAACGGTTGCAACGCCAGGCCGAGGTTAGTCAGAGCGCCGGCTGTCTCGGTGATGACCGCCGTCCAGTTCGCCGCGTGCGCCTTCGGCGTGGTGCCGTCGACGCCACGAATGGCGGTCCACGAGGTCGAGGAGTTGCGCAGAATCAGACAGACCTCGAACCCGGTCGGGTTGAGGACGTCACACGGCACGAGGGAACCGATGTCGATTTCGTCGATGATGCGGAACCGCTGCCAGGTCGTCGTCGCTGGGAATGGCGAGTCGGCCGAGTGCTCGACGACGGTCCATGCTTCTTGCGTCCCGGAGGCGGGCGCGGTGGTGCCGCCCGCGGTGACCTCTGCGGTGTTGGCGTTCCCGAGGACGTCGACGTAGTCGAGCGACACGGGCTAGCTCAGAGTCTTGGAGTACGACCCGGAAGCGATGGTGAAGGTGTCGCCTGAGTTGACGACCTTGTTCGCCGTAAGAGCTCCCCACCACCGACGTACCGGCGACCCGGCCGAGTCCCACTCGTCGACGGCCACGACGGTGCACGAGGGCATGGACGTATACGTCTGCGTGTCCGACGAGGTGTTGCCCTCGGCGCTCGCTGCGTTGAACGTGATGGTCTGGCGGGCGTAGGAGCCGCCTGAGACCTCCGTGCCTGGCGACGTCGACGAGCCGATGACCGTGTCAAGGGCGACCTTGATCGGAGTCGTCGGGTTCGTGTAGGCCGACGTGCCCGAGGAGGCGTCGAGGATCGCGTCGGCCTCGACCGCTACGAGTGCACCCATCTAGTCGCCGTCCTTTGCTGCTAGGGCCTTGATCGACGCGGCGGTCGCCTGTTGCACGCCGTTCGATTGGAGCATGGCCGCGACGGCGATCAGGTTCGTCAGCTGCGCAGCGGTGAGAGTGAGGGTGGTCGTCACCGGAATCGTCACGATGGCGGCCGTGCCGTCGGACATGAGTTCGACCGTTATGCCGCCGAGGAGGATCGAAGTCACGACCGTCTTTTGGACGGGCGCCGGAGTGGGGGTCGTGTCGTCGACGTCAATCGTCACGGACCGACGGTTCCTCGCCCGGTGCAAGCGTGACAGCGATCCCGTGCCGGTCACGGATCGCGGCCAGGTGCGCCGCGGACTTCGTTTTCATGGCCTCAGTGAAAGCGTCGCCGATGGTGCCGCCAGTTCCCTGGCCCGAGAGGAACTCGACGTCGGTGGCGCATATCTCGCATCCGTCGAGGGCGCAGCACTGGATGTGCTTCTCGATGGAGAAGTCGATGTCGGCGCCAGTGACGGGGTGTTTCCCGGAGGCGTAGATGATGTGCTTCGTGTGGCCGTCGGTCACGCCGCACTTGTCGCACGTGTGCGGTTCGCGGACCTCGGGGACTTGGTCAGTCACCTACGCCTCCGTTGCTAAGCAGCCAGTTGGTCGCCCGAAGCTTAGAGGGCCGGGACGACGATCAGGTGCAACGTCGACGAGCCCGCAGACGCGCCAGCAGCGGTGCCGCCCTTCACGCCCGTCTCGGAGACGATGATCGTCAGCGGGTTCGCCGGAGACGTGACCCGGATCGGCATACCGGCGGTGTCGAGGTTGAGGACGTCCGTGGCGATCTTGTCGAGCCCGGCGTTGTCGGTGATTGCCGAGTCAGCCGTGCCGAGGGAGATGGTGCCCGACAGAAGCTCCGTGAACACGCCGTCATTGCCGCCGTCGAACGTGCCGATATCGGCCTTCGGCGTGGTGCCGTTCCAAAGCGTGTCGGTCTCGAACCACGCGGCGAGGATGAGGTCGCCGTCGTTCGGCTGGTAGCCGGTGACGGGGAGACCTTCGGCCGCCCACTCTGCCGACGTGAGGGAGTTCCACGCGAACGGCTGTACGTAGTGAGCCGGGATGCCCGCCGGTGACGGGGTGACGATCTCACCGGAGACTACTTCCCAGTAGTCGGCGTTCGGCGGTGAGGTGTCGACCGGGACGGCCGCCGTTGCCTCATAGAGGACGCCGTCAACGACGACCTGTTGCCCGATGAAGTAGACGATGCCGCTGTCGTACTGACCCTGAATTGCCATGACCATTTCCTTTCGGTTAGGCCGCGACGGCCTGGTACGTACCCGCGACGATTGTCGCCTCGACCGCGTCGGCTCGGAGCCACCACGTCGGCGGCACGATGATCCGGTGCACGAGCGTTATGGCGAGAGAGTTCTCGGCGAACGAGGCTTCGAGCGCGCCCTCTGAGCCTGGCGAGGCCGCTGCGAGGGCGATGTTCAAGCTGGCAGCCGCCGAGTCGGTGGCGGCGTATTCAACCGGCAGGGCGACGACGACCGACTGCCCGGTCTCGTTCTGCCAGGGCGTGCCCGAGACGATGGTCAGGGCGTGCTCGGTGTAGTCGACGAAGGTGACCGTCGGCTCCGCCGGGTCAGGGTTGACCGTGACGTCGAAGGGCCCGTGCACGTTCCCCGAGGAGTCGGTGATCGTGTACGTGTAGCCCGCGCCTGGGTCGACGAACACCGGGTCAATGGTGCCATTGGCGTCGGTGACGAGGTCCGGCGTAGTCGTGTCGCCCTTCGTCCGGCTCGTGTAGTACGTCGGGACGTCAGACGAGGAGTTGAGGAGTTCGACCGTGGCCGCGACGGCAGGCTCGAGGGCGCCTTCGGGCGTGTTGAACGCGAAGGTGCCTGGCGCCCAAACGCCTGCGAACTCGAAGTCAGCCATGGTTGCTCCTTTATGCTGCGGTCGAGAGGTAGCCCGGCCCAAGGGTAGCGGGCAAGGCTGTCGAGGCGATCCATTCCCAGACGCGGGTGGAGTCGAGCGCAGTGCCCTCCTCGGTCTCGGTCGTGGTCCAATCCTCGAAGGGACCGGTGCCGAAGTTCGGGTTCTCGAATGCGTAGCCCGCATACATGAACTCGTTCGGGTTGTTCTCGTGAGCGAGGTCGGTCCGGTGCCAGCCGCGGGTGTACGGCATGAGCCAGCGGTACCACTGATAGGTGCCCGTCTGGACGATGCCAACAGGAGCCTTCGACCAGACCTCAAGCGAGACCGGGTTCGAGTTGACGTTCGACGCCAGGAGTGGCGCCTCATAACCGAGAATCGGGATGACCTCGTCGACGACGTCGCCGAGGAGGAGTGCGCCGTTCTCGATGAGCTCCATGAGCGTCGCGTCCGGATACTGCACCGAGAGCGACAACTCGACCCACTTGATCTTGTCGTCGTCGCGATAGTCGATGTAGATGCCACCGTCGGCCGACCGCTGAACGAACTCGTTCGCCGACTCCATGGCGGACTTGACTTCGACCTTCGTGAACGCGTAGTTCGCGTACGCGCCCGTGACCGCGAGGACCGGCGTGCCGTCAGTCCCGAGGCGGCAGATGCGGATGGCGTCCGCCTGAATAGACGGGTTGTTGATGACGTCGGCGGTGGCATTCGAGGTAGTCACGTCAACTCCTTAGATCGTGGTCGTGTCGACGAGGACCGCTGCGCGCAGCCAGCCGTTCGAGAAGATGGCCCACGGACGGGTGGCCCGCCAGGGGATGTCGTTGTAAACCGGGATCGCGGGCGACATGTCCTCGTATCCCTCCGGCTCGATGATGACCGGTGCTTGCAACAGGTCGACCATGTCGGTCGCGTACGCCCACTGCTCGGTCGACCACTGCGTCGGCTGGCTGTCGGGGTCGTCCGCATAAAAGTTGGACGGGCCCGTGCCGTCGTACCCGTAGCCGGGCACCACGAGGTTGCCGTTCGGGGTCCAGATCCGAGTCGAGGAGCCAGGAGTGGCGCCGTCGTACCGGAACGGGATTCCGCCTCGAGTCGCCCAGGCATTGAACACGTACGGCGTGCAGTGAATGATGCCCTGCCCGGCGTCCGAGTTCGCCAACGACTGTTCGAGGAGACCGAGCGAGTTCGCGAGACCGGTCGCCGTGTCACCGGCGACGTCGGCTTGCGCCGAGATCGGGCAGAACGCGTTCGCCTGCGCCAGGTGTGGATTGTCCGGGTTGAGAGCACCGGTCCACCACTCGTTCTCGACCCGCCAGGCTTCGTGTGCGAGGAGGCCCCGGAGGACCCGGTCACGAGCATCGCTCGCCTTCCACCCGAGTGTCGATCGGTCGTCGAGCATGACCGCCTCGAACACCGAGACGACGGTCGGGCCGTCGCAGTTGACCTCGTTCGCCATGGGTGCCGCCTGGCACCACGCATAGCCGGCTGCCGGTCCAGCGAGTTCCCGGAGGAACTGAAACCCGTTCACCCAGCGCGACAGGTCAGGGCCCTGTAGGACCGTCGATGGCGTGTCTGGGTCGTCGCCGACGAAGGGCGCCCGGTCGGCCGTGGTGAACAGCGCGCCGGAGGCCTTGCACGTCGAGACGAGAGAAAGGGGTGACGGCCTCGGCTGGGGAGCTGGGACGACGTCCGCCGGACCCGGAAAGGTCGTGACGGGCGTTGACTCCCAGCCGAGAACGCGCTCGATAACGGACATGTGGGAGGTTCAGCCCTCTTACTGGTCGTCCGAAACGCAGTCTTGCGTGGCGATGGCGTACGACGCGGCGAGCCCGCCGTCCGGGCACGTGGTCATCGTCATGGCAAGGGCCGCTCCGGGAGGGCCGATGTAGACGACGTTCTCGAACGACTCACCGAAGTTCCTGAACTTGTTGAGCGCGGTCAAGGTCGAGTCCCGGATGATTCCGAGGTCGAGGATGCCAGCGTCAAGGTGCAGGAAGTGACCCTCGAAAAAGATGTACGCCGCGATGGTGGCGGGGAAGCTCGGAAGCTGCTCGCCACTCGTCGCCATGACGAACGTCTGGTCGGCACCCGAGGCGGTGTCGATGTAGTACGACGCAACGACGCCGTATTCAGCGAACCACGAGTCGATCTGCGCGTCAGCCACGGAGAAGAAATCGAGCGAACCGGCGAAGGTGTACCCGAGGTCGACTCGCATGGCGTCACGGACCCACGCCGGGAGAAGCACACGAACGGTGAGCTTCGGGTCGGTGCGGTTCGTGTTGCGCAGGTAGGCCGCAGCACGACCCAACTGAGCGACGACCTGGCGGGCCGTGCCGAACGTCTTGGCGTCGGTCACCGGCAGGCAGAAGTTGGCGATGTTCGTGAGGAGCAGCTCCTCGGCCGCCTGGGCCCATGCCGCGTTCACGAGTCGCACAAACGCCTCGACCTGCTCAGGGAAGGTACGCGAAGTCACGTTGGCGAACTGCAAGCAGCGCCAGATGATCTCGATGTCCACTTCGGCGATGTCGTTGCACGGCACGTCGAGGCAAAGCTTCGTTCCGCCGTTGGCGTCCTCGGCGACCGTCTCGGTTCCTACGGCGTTGCCGAGGAAGTACGGGTTCGGGTCTGGCGACTCGGCGATCAGCGACGCGAGGTTGGGCGGTGGCACCCAGCGCAGGCCTCCACGCTCAGCACCGAACGTCGGGAGTGCGGCCGCAACCGGGCGCAGGTCCTCGGCGATGACGAGCTGCGTGTAGAACGGCGCAACCGGCGCACACAGACCACCGGAGGCGGCGATGGCGTCGGGGTCGGTGACGTGCTCGACCTGGCGGAGCAAGTTGCCCTTGCCCTTCGTGACCAGACGGTCCTCCGGGTAGTGCGACTCGACACGCACGACCGGCACGCGGTCGCCCAGCCGAGACATCGGCGAGGCGGCACCGTCGTAGCGGTTGTCGTAGTCGGCTTGCAGGGAGAGGTTCATCGAGTTCGCACGGGCGTCGAACGCCTTCACGACGTCATCGAACCCGACGAGCTGTTGCCCGGCAGGCATACCGGGGATGTCCGAGGAGGCGGTGAGCGTGGTCGCTGGGACCTCGACGCCCTCACGGGTGATCATCGGCGCGGCCTCACGAGGGCGGTATTCGACGAGGGAGATCCGCGACGGGTCGTTGACCTCCATCGCCTGCCCTCCGGCAGTGACGGCTACCGCACGAGCCTCGACGAGGCCGGTGGCGATTGCGCGCCCCAGGCCCTCGACGTCGAACGGCGTCGCCTCGACGATCTGTAGTGCGGCCGGGATCGGGTTGCCGTCGGCGTCAAGCTCGGGCTCGACAACGGCGGCCTCGGTGGCGGGTGCGACGGCGGTCGCAAGAGCGGTGTCGAGGTCGGCGAGTTGCGCCGCGAAGTCAGGCGAGGCCCGGCGGGCGAGTTCGGCCCGAACGGTGGTCACGTGGCCGACGACGGCTTGCAGCTCCGTTACGACCTCGGCGGTCGGCGTCGCCGACTCGGCGCGCACTTCGGCGAAGTAGGCAACGAGCCCCGACTCCAACGCGGCCAGGTCCTCGGGGGACATGGCGGCCAGGTCGGCGGGCACCGGCGGCAGTTCGCGGAACTGGTACCGGAGCGGGTTTACGCGGAACGAGGGGTGATTCATTGATCTTGCCTCCGAGCACGGTTAGCAGGAGTTGGCTAGAACGCGACCCGCTGTGCAGGTGCAAGACCGCCGGACTGTGTCCGGCTCGACAGATGGAGACTGTAGGTGGAACGTTGAGGGTTCGCAAGCATCCTCACAACGACCGCATCGACCTTGCTCGTCCAAACACCGATCGCAACGGTTTGCCCGGCTCGAGGTCGACAGTCGCGGGCGAAGGTACGGGCGTTAATTCCCGCCAGTGGGTCGCCGCGAGGATGCTTGAGACTAGGCGGCCGCGTAAGCGAACTTGGCGACCTGCTCGATGACCAGCTCGGCCGTCTTCGGCGTGGCCGAGGAGACCTGCGTGTGCCAGCCCTTCGTAGCCGTCGAGGCGACCTGCGTGCCGAGGAGGTCACAGTGCGGAACCGTCGGAGGCTCGACTGTGATGGTGAACGTCGTTATGACGTCGCCAGTCGTCGGGTCGACGTAGCCCTCGACGATCTTCTCGCCGGGGTAGATCGCACGCCAGGTGACGACGGCTTGCTTCGAGAAGTCGAGCGGCGCGGCGTCATAGACCTCGGAGAACGGAGCAGTCGAGGCGGGCGGTGAAGCAGTGCCGTGCCACGACGTCGTCAGCGCAGTGTTGGCGTTCGCCGGGACCTTGCCGGTGTTCGCCGCGGCCGCCTCGTTGTTGAGCCCGCCCTCGGAGTCGTCGATCTCCTCGTACGCGGTCGTGCCCTTGGCGGGTGCGTTCTCGTCGGGGAGAGCCCAGAACGCCGTCCAGAGCCCCGAGTTGCAATCGGGCCGTATGGCGTTGCGCAGGTGCAGAGTCGGGATTCCCGAGGCGACCTGATGCTTGCCGTAGTCGGAGATCATCATCGAGGAGAAGTCCGTCGGCGAAACTTCGGTCGTCGTTATGACCATGCCCTTGCCCGGCACGAGTGCTATCGCCTCGACGGTGTCGACGTCGTAGCCGAACTGGCTGTCGTAGTTCGGCGGCCAGATACCGCCGGGTCCGCCTTCGGGGCCCATGACCCAGTCGTCGGTTATGGGCGGTGCATCCTCGGCGGTGTAGTCGATGTCGAACGAGGTGACCGTGAACTTCGGGTCGATCTTGGCGGCGATCTGAGCGAGAGTCGAGAGGGTCGCTGGCGGTGCGGGTGGCGAGACCGGCGGCGGTGTCACGACGACTGGCGGCGGTTCCACGGGCGGGGGTGTTACCACCACCACCGGCGGCCCGTTCGGGTTTGCTTGGATGTACGCCTCGGCGAGGGCGATTGGCGTGTTGAGGTCGCCGGAGGCCTTCGCCATCTTCGGTTGAACCGACTTGAACACGGACTGCGGAACGGCCATCCGGAGCGTGTTGTCGGCGGTGTCGATGTCCTGTTGCGCCAGACGCATACCGGCGTAGGCGGTGCGCAGGATCGAGTCAGCCGTCGGTGCGGTTGCCTCGTCGGTCTCTTCGATTTCCTCGGGCATGGCGAGCCTCCTGGGTTAGACGTTGATGGACGCGGCGAGCCTATCTACCGCGGCGGCCGTGAGACCAGCCGCCTTGATCGTCTCCTCGAGCACGTGCAAGCGAGCAGACAAGGCGAGGAACATGTCACGGGCTGGGTCGTGAACGACTCGACCGGCGGCGACCATGGCGGTGCAGACCATCTCGTCGCCGACGCGCTCGTAGTGCTCCCAGGCGCGACCGTCCGCCTCGAACGCCGGACCGCCCGCGGCGGCCAGACCTCGCGGGATCGGGAACCCAGGAACGGGGACCTGGCAGCACGCGCACATTTCGTAGTGGCCGTTGATCCAGCGCCAGTCACCCGACGGGGAGAGAGCCATGAACTCGCGGATCTGCGCCGCGGTGAGGTCGGGACGCATGGCGCCTGCGCACCAGATCCCCCACTCATCCTCGCCGACGGTGACGTCCGCGGCCATGATCGCACCGGGCCCGCCGTCGTAGTTCGCCTTGTTCGGCGAGTAGTGCGCCTTGGCCGCCCAGACGTCGACGCCGAGGTCGGCGTGCCCGCAGTTCATCGAGAGCTGTCCCACGCGGACGTTGACGTCGTCCGAGCACGGGTAGTCACCGGTCAGAAAGAACGGGTACGACTCCGACGAGTGCGGCGCGTATTTCTTCGTGTTGCCGTACCCGGTGTGCGGCGTGCGCCAGTCGGCCAGGTGACCGTAGACCCGGCCCTCCTCGGTGACGGTGAGCGGCGTCGGACCGGAAAGAGCCGGCTGCGCGAACCATGCCGAGGGCGCGGCACCGTCTCGGAAGTTGGCACCCGAGGCGACGAGCATCGGCACCGTGACGGGCGGAGGCTCGACGCCGGTTCCCATGGGCGGCACGATCTCAAGTGTCACGTCGATAGGCGCGATGACACACTGCGGAAAGGCGGGCTTCGAGACGATGGTCCCGCCCATCATCCGGTACGACGTCATGACTTCGTACACGGAGCCGTAAAACAGGGCGTCCCAGAAGTCGTCGCCGGAGATCGGCTCGCCGGTGTCACCGGAGCAGTAGTTCGAGGCGAGGACTTCGATGTCCGCGGAGACGAACCGGGTCCCGCCTTGCAGAGCGACTTGCCGTGCGCATTCCTGGCCGTGCTCGCCGCCGAGGTCGAACGAGCCGGTCTGGTAGATGAGAGCCCAGGTTCCGCCGTCCTGGTCGATGCGCTCCGAGGTCTCGATGGCGCCGACCGTGACGGCGTCGGTGTGGCCGTAGTCGGTCTCGCGCTGCCACATCAGCGGCAGGGGAAGCGGGCGAGTCGATCCGGCGTTGAGTTCGGCAGCGCGACCGTCGGTCGTTTGCAGGCCCTCGACGAACATGTACGCGTGCCACTTCGCCGGGAGCTGCGCGATCTCCTCGGGCGTCAGCGGTGTGGCGGCCGCGGTGGTCGGCTCGGTCTCGACGACAGGAGTGTCGGCGACAGAAGTGTCGGGTGCGACGAGCTGGTCGAGGTCCGCCTGCAAGTCGGTGAACTGGTACCGGCGCAGCGCCATCTTCGGGTTCATCGTTTCCTCCTGGCTTTCTTCGCCTGCAATCGGCGAGCCTCACGGTTCGGGCCCTGGTAGCCACCGGCTCGAATGACGACCTCGAATCCACCGAGCTTGCCGACCGAGACAGTATGCCCCGGATCTCCCTTGAACGGCGAGATTCCCGCCGCGGCGAGGACGTCGGGCGGTGGATCTGCGGCCGCCGCGGTGGCCGTCGGTGCCGGTTCCATGACGAGCCAGCACCGGCAGTTCGCGACCTCGGCCTCGGACCCGTTCGGGTCGCCTGGGTACATGAGATCTTCGCCGCCGACGGTGAACGACTGATCAACCGGGATCGTCGTGCCGTCGACCTCTAGGTGGTCCTCACGCACTTTCGAGTCGCCCATGGTCGTCCACGTCTTTTGCATCGCCTGGCCCGCGCCCTGCACCGTGAGCGCCGCCTGAGTCGAGAGGGCGTTCGCGAAGAAATTGGCCGACCTCGCGACGTACGACGACTGGATGTCCGCGGCGTCGAACAGCGAGTTCATCGAGGCGGCGAGTTTGCCTTCGTCGGTGGCCGTCGAGATCGTCAGCGACACCCGTTGCGAGACCCGGTCGGCGAGGGCGTTCGTTTTCTTCATGATGCCGCCGGTCGCCTCGTTGAGGGAGTTCGCCACCGACCCGCCGTCAGCACCGGGCTTGAGGCCGAGGAGGTACGCCGACCCGCCTTGCACGCCTGCCGTCTTGGCGACGTCGTCGATGATCTCCGTGAGTACCGCGCGGACGCGCGGTTCGGTGACGGTCTCGGCAGTATTGGCGAACCCGGCGAGGTCGAACGGATCGGGCGGTGGCGTGCCTGGCTTAAGCCCCAGGGCGAGCACGGCCTTTCGGTGTATGAGGAACGCGGCCGCTATGGCTGCGGCGATCTGGCGCTCGTACTTGGCGACCTTCCACGCAGCGATTGACCGTCTCGCCTCGTGTCTGCCGTCAGCCACTTTCGCCGTCGGGATTGTCGTCGAACGTGCGGCCGTAGAGGTTGCGTGCGGTCAGCGAGGCGGGCGCCTTGATCCAGCCCATGAGCGCCATGTCGCGCTCGTTCAGACCGACGACCGAATCCTCGGGCGAGACGAGCTCTATGACCGTCATCTCTGGGATGCGGCCTTCGCGCATGGCCGTCAGGATCTCCTCTCGGAGCGTCTCGTCGTCGTCCTCGGTGGCCGCCGGGTCGAGATGGATGACGAGAGCGACCGAGTCCTTCGAGATCCCGGCGAACCGCTTGTTGAACTCCTCGTCAGTCAATGAACCCTCCGATCAGCGCGTGAGCCGAGACGCACACGAGGTAGCCGTCCGGGTGCGCGTCGAGGAACGTGAGCAGCTTCTCGCGGTCGGCGGGCCTGCACTCGGGACGGTTGCCGCCCTGCAATGCGAACGCCGTGAGGTAGCCGCGAGCCTGGCGGGCGTGGCACACGAACGTCGACATTCGGGAGTTCATGCGGTCGTCGAGTTCCGTCACGAGGTCGTACTCGAGGAGGGTTTCCGTGGCGCCTATGCCCGAGCGGTCGTTCGTGGCACCGTACTTCACGCACCACGTGCGCGTCAGGGTCGACTCGACGTCGTCGTCGGTGTCGGCGGGCTCGTTCATGCCACGACAGCGTAGGCGGAAACGGCGACGAGGTAGCCGTCCGGGTGCGCGTCGAGGAATCGTTCGAGGGCCTGCCGGTCGCCCGGTTTCGCCTCGGGTCGGTGCCGCCCTTGAATGGCGATCATGTCGAGGGCCGGGCGGGCGCGTGCGGCCTCCGCGACGAAGAACTCCGGCAGGGAATCGAGGCGGTCACCGAGCGCCAGACACAGTTCGTATTCGGCCTGCGCCTGGGCGCCGGAAAGGTGCGCACGGTCGACGGCCGCGGTGTACTTCACGACCCATCGGCGATTCCGGGTGAGAGGTTCGGCCGGTCCCTGTTTCAGACCGCCCAGCGTTTGCCGGTACCGGTGGCGCGAGATCATGCGTCGACGGGCGCCGGTAGGGCGTCGTCGACGAGGGCCGAGAACGTGGCGAGGTCGACGATGTGAGCCGAGTCGAACAGACGGGCGCGGGTGTTCGCTTCGAGGAGTGCCGTCGCTTTCTCGGCGAGGTCGCCAGGCGACTCGCAACCGTGCTCACGGGCCCATGCCGCGACCATGCGCGAGAACGCCGAGAACTCACCGGCGACGGAGAGGTCCCATTCGCCGAGGAGTGCCGCCGAGGTTGTCGGTCCCAGGGTCGCGGCGACCTCAGCATTCGAGACGCCGGAGACGAGAGCCGCGGCGGCCGGGTTCTTCGGCACGACCGTCCGCAGTTTGGCGCCGACTTTCTCGACGGCTTTCTCGACGGCGTACATGGCGGCCGAGTGCACACGGAGCGCCAAGATCCCGACGGCGACGGCGTGTCGCTCCGAGGAGGCCGCGACGGCCTTCGGTGCGGCCACAGGACCGACGGGCGGGGCGGCGGGCCCTCCGACGGTGCCAGGCGGTGCCGGTGCAGGCGGAGCAGCGGGCGGCAGAGGTAGCCCGGTTTGCGGGTCGACCGCTGGCGGCGGTGCGCCGTTGACCGCATCACCCGAGCCCGGCGCGGGCTGGTCGTACGGGTCCGTGCCATCCGGGAACTTGTACTGGCCCTCGGTGTTGCCCGGTTGATTCTTGAGTTGCAGGAGCGCCGGGTCGACCACGACGGGCAAGTCGACGTCGGTGCCACGGACCATGACCCGGAAGTTCAACTCCTGCGCCTGGCGGATGCGGCGAGCGATCTCGTCGTCGTCCGGTGCGTCGTCCTCCGTGAAGCCGAGGGTCTGGCGGTAGGCGTGGTCGGAGATCGCGATCGCGTCGTGTGCCTTCTCGGCGGCCGCGGTGCGGTCCGGCTTCGAGATGAGATGCGAGGCGTCGTACCAAGCGAGTTGCTTCTTGATCTCCGGCGGCACGGGTGACCCAGGCTTGAGCCCGCGCCGTTGCATGAGCTTCGGCCAGAGGTAGCCGCGGGTCAGGGCCTCGCACACTTCCGAGAGACCGGGCTCGATGTAGAGGCGGAAAGCGTCCTCGGTGATTTGGAACGCGTTCGAGAACGTCGTCGAGGCGTGGCCGAAGATCCACTCCGGCGGGAGTTCGATGCCCTGGGCGAATCGCTCGAGCGCCTCGCGCCGTTTCGCCATGGCGACCGCGGCATCCGGGCGCGCGAACGACAGGTACTTGATCCCCTTGTCGATCAGCTCCGCCGGACCTCGCATGACGATGGGTGCGACGCCGGCTGCGGTGCCCTTGTTCTCGATGGCGTTGATCATCGTCGTGATGATCTCTCGGGTGAACGGGTCGAAGTCCTCCGTGCCGGGCTGCGCGTCGTCGTCGTTCGGGAACGAGAACTCGTCGGCGATTGCCATGACACCGGCGGACGAGATGCGTGAGACCGTCTCGCCGCGGACCTCCCGAGTAAGCAAGACGATCTCATCGAGGATTTCGAGGAGGGCCCGCACCGAGGAGTCGGCGTGTCGCGAGAACCGGGGGTGCGGTCGCCAGATGCGGCAGATGAACGCGTCGTCCGGGAGCTGCCGAGGGTTGAACCCTGGGCCGTAGTACTTCATCCAGCGGACGTTCTGCGGGCGGTTCGTGGCGTTGTACGCGGCCGACGAGGAGATCGGCCGCAGTTCGTCAGTCGACAGGACCTCCCACGTTCCGGCGTTGCCGTCGATGGCGTCGTTGAGATACAGGAAGCACTCGCCGACCATGAACGTGTTTCGACCCATGCGCTCCATGAGGTACGCCTGGGAGCCGTACGGCGATTGCAACTCCGCCAGGATCTCAGTCGCCTCGTCGGCCATCGTCTTCTCGGGCGAGTCGTCGTCGAAGGTCATCGAGACGGTGCCCTCCTCGTTGGCGACAGCACCGACGAGGTTCACCCGGCGAAAGCAGTTGCCGTAGATGCGAGCGGCGTTCGAGAGCTCACCGACGAGGTCGATGTATCCCCAGGCGTCGGTCTGCCACTGGCGAGTCGCCGACGGTGGCGGAACGGCCTCGGGATTCTCGGCGCCCTTCGTGAACACCGACGCGGCACCGGTGAGAGCTTCACGGTCGAGGACGTGCCCGGCGGCATAGGCACGCTGCGCGGCGATCTGGTGAGCGATGTCGAACCGCGGCCGCTTCGCCTCCTCGGCTCGAACGACCTCGTGACCCTCGGCCTCGATGACCGACCTACGACTCCAAGGTGCCACTGCTACCGCCTAATCCCATGGGAGACCCGAGCAACCCGACAACGGTAGCAACCGCCGCCCATTCGACCGGGAATGTCTGCCAGTGCCAGGGCACGAGCCCGAGCCCAGCGCACCACCCGACGACCAGACCGGATAGCCACCACCCGCAGCACCAATGGCAGAGGAGCAATTGCAGCGTCACCGGCGGTAGGTGTGAAGCAAGCCACGTGCGGGGACGGTCGAACACCGTGTCGATCATCCAGAGACGGACGAGCCTCGCGGTAGCGAGGGCCGCGAGAACGAGGACCAGCCACGCGGGCAAGGTCTAAGAGATGATGGCGCGGCCGCCGCCCGAACGGACGCCGACGGAGCGAGTCGCCTTCGTCTTCGCCCAGGGAGTACGTCCGACCTTGGCGACCCGAGTCTTGATCTTGCGGCCAGCGATGGGCTTAGCCGTGTGGGCGGTCGATGCCAGTTTCGCCAGTTGGGTCGCCATGGCCCGGAGTGTAGTGCCTAGTCGGCGTCGCCCTCATCCATTGCCTGTTGAAAGTCGATCATCGCCGCGGTGCGTCCCCATTCGTCGGTCGGCTCCGATGTTTCACGTGGCACGTCGGGGAACTGAGCACCCGGCGGCACGCCCTTATCGAGCACGTACATATCGACGTGTTCGGTCGCCGAGCGCATCATCGCCAGGTAGGCGCCGAGGATGTCTGATGCCTTCGGGTGACCCATCTGCACGTTCGGCATCTTCGCTTCGATCAGCGACAGTTCCTCGCGCAGCTCCTCGGTCAACTCGAGGACCCGCCTCACGTGTTGTGCTCGTTCGTCGGTCATGGGTTCCTCCGGTCGTTGGGCCGAGTACATGCAATCGCCAGTGCGGCAGGCGGCGTTGTCCCGACAGTGCGACAGCATGCACCGGCGCCGGTTGAGATACGCCGTCACGACACAGAGCGAGCCGGGCCCGCACCGAGGGTCGCACGGGTAGAGGTTGCCGATCAGCGCACACGTGGGCGGCCTAGACATCGATGACCACGTCCCGCCAGCCGCCACCGAAGAGTTCCTGATGCCGCGGCGGCGAGCCTGGATCGCGGGTCAGGTACAGCCAGCGCTCACCGGACCGGGCCCCGACCGACGAGAGGATGATGACCTCGTTTCGGCGCACGCCGTACAGCACCGGCGATTCGAGGAGTTCGTTCACCCGCCTCTGAGCCGCGACGCGCGTCGCGAATGACGCGGTCCGGTTGGCGTTGTACTCGACGACCTTCCACGGCCGACCACGCGAAGCCCGGCGTTGCATCAGTCCGGCAGGTCCGACGTGTAGAGCGTGACGACCTCCCACGACTCACGGTTCGAGAACGTCATCGCTCCGGTGAGGATGTCGAAGTTAACCTTCGTCGCCTCGACCGGCCAGCCGAATTGCGCGCGAACAGCGGCCGCAATCGCGACCGCCGCCTGCGCAACCTCGGGAGTGACCTCGGCCGTCATGCGTAGTGGGAGGCGTACATCGAAGCGCCCTCCCAAAGGTGCGCCGAGCTGTAGCTCGTCATGGTGATGTACTGCCGGACCTCGTCGCCGAAGGTGTAGCTCTGGATCTTGTGCAGTTCGGCCTTGACCGGCTCCGACTCGAAGCCCTCGCACTCGCAGTTGGCGAACAGGCATCCCGAAGGGCCGAGGTCGTCGTCGTAGTGGATCGAGCCCGCGTGCTGGCAGGTGCAGAACCGGGACTTCGTCACCGGGGCAACGGGAGTCGCACGCCCGGACATAAACCCGGTCTCGGTCTCGTGCGACGACATCGGGAGAATCCAGCAGGACTTGGCGGTGACCCGAGTCACCATGTAGTAATCGACGTTCGTCTGGTCGTAGCCCCACGAGCAGACCATGATGGCGCCAGGCTCGATGACCTTGGCGACGTGTGCATCGGGGAGAAGTGCTTCGGACATTGCGGGCCTCCTGGGGGAGAGTTTGTCGGCGCCTTGCCAACACAGGTAATGGTAATGGAGCCCGGCCGAGAGGTCAAGACAATCTTTCAGCCTTCGGGGTGAGACGACGCGGACGAGTGAAGCGGGCAGGTCGGCGAATCGAGGCCCTTGTCCCAGCCGTCCTCCTCGCACGTGCAAGCACCGTGGATCGGGCACCATAGAGCCGTGAGCCCGGTGCAGGTCGTCGTCGCCGAGGCCGGGATCACCATCGGACTCTGCACCACGGCCGACATCGAGTTCGCGTACTTGCTCACGCCGTCGGCGAATGCTCCGATGAGTTCCTCACGCAGGGCGACCGAGGCATCGACAGCGTCGGCGTCGTAGATGACCTGGATCGGTTTGCCGCAGTGCGGGCACGTCAGCTCGTCGGTCACGCCTTCGCCGCCGGACCGATGTTGTCGAGGTCCCAGTATGCGCCCGCATCACCGGTCTCTTTTAACGCGCGAACGCGCGTAATGAGGACGAACGGATCACCCATGAGCTGATCGATCCCGGCGTTCGTGATTGCCTCCTCGAGTGACTCCTCGTCGTCGAGGCGGTCGATGAGGTCACCGACAGCAACGACGGTCACGCCCAGGCGGTCAGGGATGAGGACGTAGATCGACGACGGGTCAGCGGGCATTCGTGCGCTCCTCGATGTGATGTTCGTTCTTGCAGGCGTGGTCGTCGTTCTCGATGCGGTGCATCGCGTCCTCGGCGAGGGCCCGAGTCTTGAACCCGTTCACGACCCACTCGGCGCAAACGACTGAGTAGGTGATGCCCTTGCGCTCGGGCTCGGGCGCGTGGTGCGGCGCCTCGATTGCTCCGGGCAGGTAGCCCACGAGGCGAGTCACCCGCATAGTGCGGGTGTACGTGTTCCCGTCTCGCTCGCTCGTCTCCTGAATGCGGACAGACTGCGCTCCGCGGGGTTCGACTGACTCGACCCGGTACACGTAGCCGTAGTTCCACACGATGCGGTCACCGGGGACCAGGTCGGCCACGTACTTCGCGGGGACTCGGCCGATGCCGATGAGATGGACGGTCGGGGCCTCGGGCATCAGGCCTGCACCAGCACGAGGTCGAGGTACTCGCCACGACGCCAGTAGTTGCTCACACCGGAGGTCGTCGACTTCCACATGATGCGGTACAACGTGCCGTCGACGTCGAGCAGGTCACCTTCGACCGCCTCGATGAGGAGTCCGGCCTTGCGAGCCTCTTCACGCTCCCACGCCGAGCCGTGACCGTCGGCAGACAGAACTGCCGGGAGTCCGTAGCTGTAGGCCCAGGGTCCGGGAACCATGGGGCCGCCCGTCTCCTGGCGAGCCTCGACGCCCTCGGGAACGAACCCGAGACCGAAGCCGACGCCGCGCTGGTCACGCACGACCAGGATGACGTCCTCGGCCGAGAGAACTCCCCGGCCGTAGTTGTTGCGAAGCGACGCGACCGGCACGACGTGAGTCTGCGGTGCACGCTTCTCGATGATGATCTCTCCGCCGCTGGCGATTGCCTTGTCGACGGCGGACTTGATGAGGTCGGAACCCTTGCTCATGGTGCCTCCTGGGGGAGTACTTCCGGCGGCGCCTTGCCACCGAGTCAATGATCACTCAGCGCCGTCGGGAAGTCAAGACAATCTTTCAGCGGGCCATCTTGTTGTGCTTGCCGCACTGGCGACAGGCCGGATAGCCACCGTGCAGGCCGAGGGCGCAGAGGAGCTTCGAGAACATGGGATCACCCCCATCCGAAGACGTGAGACGCGAGTTCGGCCCCGAGGATTATCCCGAGGCCAAACAGGCACTTGCGCATCAGATTTGCTCGCAGACCGGGCAGAGGTTGTCGCCGGTGCGGATTGGCGAGAAGAACCGGTTGCAGTTCTCGCATCGGTCCATGAGGAGCCGATTCGCTAGGCGGTGCATCCGCCAGCGGTAGAGGAGCCCGCCGATCAACGGTGGAACCGGACGCGGCGCATGGTGCCGTCGGCGTTCTTGTGGTGCGCGACGAACGCCTTGAGACCGGCGTAGCAGCCGCCGAAGATGAGACCGATGCGGACGTACTCGGCGTCCCAAAGCAACTTGACGAGGGCCATCTGTGAAACCTCCTGGGGGAGTGGTGCCGTTGGCGCCTTGCCAACACATTCAAGAGTACTCAGCTCGCCGGGGAAGTCAAGACAATCTTTCAGGCGCCGAACTGAGAGATGCGCGAGGTCGACGGGATTCGGATGCCTGCGCCGCCGTTGTAGATGCGAGCGCCCTTTTGCGCCGCCTTGACCATGAGGTACCAGAACCCCCAGACCATCGCATCGAGGCGGTTCGGTGACCAGTCCGACGGGTCGATGTCCGTCGGTGGTTTCCACGTGGTGCACTGCCCCTCGAGTAGGGCATGGGAGCCGACCCACTTGATCCGGTCCTGCTCCTGTAGCGACACGATGGGCTCGGCACGTGCGGCCTTCCCCTGGCGAGCAGTGACGTCGATGATGCGCACGGTCTCGCCGCCGGGGATGGCGCGGATGATGCCGATGGTCTCGGCCTTCGGCGGCAGGTTCGTCTCTATGACCATGGCCTTGCACCCGAGGTCGTGGTAAGCCTCGACGGCAACCTTGCCCCAGACCGCGCCGCGGCCGACGGTCGAATAATCGCCGAGGATGTACCCGGTCGGCTTCGGTTTCTTGTCGATCCCACAGTGCACGATGCCCGCCTCGCCACCCATGGACGGGTCGATGCCGAGGACGGTCGACCGCATGTCCGGCAGGTCGAAGACTGAGAGGCCGTCTTCGTCGAGCGACGTCTTCGTGAGCCGGTTGCGATTTATGAGGGCCGAGTTCCATAGGGCGCCCTCGACGTCGTCGAGGATCTCGGCATAGATCTCCTGGCGGCCGAGCGTGGTCCCTTCGTACGCCGACAGGATCTCCGTGTAGAACGTCTCCGACAAGTTCATGGCGTTGCGGTGCGTCGAGAACTTCACCCACTTGCACCGAGGGTGCGCCACGAGGTCGTCGATGAGGGTGGACCGCGCGGGCGTGCCGGTGACGACCATCTGCGGGTGCTCGCCGACACGGAGCGCGAACAGGAGGTTCGCCACGGTCGAGTTGCGGTAGAGGCCGACGTGTGCGTCCGGGAACTCGGCCGGCTCGTCGACCCACGCCATGCCGAGGTTGTACCCGCGAGGTTCGTCCGGCTTCTGCGCCGAGAACCCTTTGACCTTCGCTCCGTTGGCGAGGTAGAGCTCCGACATCGAGCGCGACCACGACGTCTTGAGAGAACCCCCTCTGAGAGCTGATGGGGGTAACACCGACAACAGGCCGGAGGGCCCTTCCATCATGAGGTCGCGGAACTTGGCGATCTTCGGCGCGGCCGCACCGACGAGCGAGTGCGGGTGCGTGCGCAGGAACTCGGCGACCTGTTCGGCGCCGGGGCGCGTCTTGCCGGAGCCTCGACCGCCGCGCATGAACCAAATCGTCCAGTCGCCCGGTGGTGGCAACTGCTCACGCCGCGGATCGAACTTGCCTTCGAGGTTCGTCGCCGTGAGCGTCGTCATCAGCCAGCGTGCTCGCCGGAGGGCCCAGTCGTCCTTCGCCTCACGAGCCTTCGCGTACGCCAACTGCACCGCGGCTATGAGGACGTCGATCTCGTCGTCTCGAAGTGGGACCTCTAGCGGCCGGTACTCGGGCACGCGGTGATGCTAGGCGCCCGGTTCAGCGTCCGGCGTCGCCTCGATGGTTATGACGTCGAGGAGGTCGGTCGCCGCCTCGGTGAGTTCCGGCTCGGCCTCGGCACGTGCGGCCATGGCTCGCTCCTCGCGCGCCTGGTCGATGCGTGCCAGGTGACCCATGACGTCTTTCTCGAACTCGGTGACGTTGTAGTCGTCGCCCGCGACCTCGACTTGGACCGGCATGTTGGCGCCGACCAGCCGGGCGTAGTTCCCGAGGACGGAGTTCATCGTGTTCATCGAGCGCAAAGCGACGTCGGCGTCACGAGGTAGCCCGCCATCCATGGTCGAGCCCCACTGCGCCAGGACGGCGGCCCGGTTGATCAGCCATTGCATCGAGAGACCTATGTCCCGGCGGTAGTCCTCGAGTGCGTTCTTCGGGATCTCCGTCAGTGCGGTGTTGAAATCCGAGAGGGCGGTCGCCGGTGATATGTGCAGGAGTCGCCCGATCTCCGCGTACGGCACGTTCATCTGGCGAAGTTCGAGGACCTGTAGTCGTCTCTGCGCCATCGTGACCCGGCGCCCGTCTATGGGGCCCGGAGGTCGTCCGCCTCGGTTCTTGGCCTTCGTGATGCTCGTTACGTTCGACGGTGGCTTCTCGGCCGGTGCGTCTTTCGGCTTTGCCGCGCGCTTGCGCGGTACCTTCGGCTCGTCAGGCATCGCCGTTCAGTTTCCTAGCATTCGGTTTCGTCAAGATCGCGTCGAGCGGCATGAGGGTCGCCAGGCCTCGTTCGATGACGATTTCGGCGAGGCGGTTCATCGACATATCCCGGTCCTTCGCCTCATTGGCTAGACGGTCCCGGAGCGCTTGTTCGAGGCGGAGCGGGACGGCGACCCGCGGCGTCAAGTCCGATCCTCGGCCGCCGGTTCGACGAGCCTCACTTCGGTTTTCACCAGGCGCCAGGTCTCGATGACATACTCGCTGGCAACCTCCATCCCCTTGGCGTCCTCGTGCATGACGTCGTCGTCGCCGTCGGCGTAGATCCACCAGGAGTACTCGCCGAACATGTCGTCGCCGTCGGCTCGTCGGATCGTCTTCATCTCTTTGCCAGGCAGGTCGACGGCCATTCAGTTTCCCTTCGGCTTCGGGGAGAGACGGTCGAGGACCGCCGCGGCGACTCCGGCGAGGGCGCCGACACAGATGCACACGTCCCACTTCGTCGGCGAGACCGTGATGGCGTACGACAACGAACCGACGGTCACGCAGACACAGATGACGATGGTCACGAGGCGAGCAGTCACGGGCCTCTCCTGTTCTTCGGCTTCTTGTAGAGGAGCGGCACCAGCAGGCAGTCGGGTTGAGAGTCGTCGAGCCCGGCCGAGAAGTCGCACGGTGAATCTTCGTCGACGTCGACAACGCCGTTGTGCGTCACGCAGTAGCGGAGCCCGGAATCGATCATCGGCATTCCTCACACAGGTCCTCGTCGTTGAGGTCGGCGGAGTGCATCCACCACCCACACCCGCGACAGGTGTCGACGTCCGCCAGGGCTAGCTCGTGTTCGACGTCCTCCTCGGGAACGCCGAACTTGAGAGCGATCTCCGCCGGTAACCGGCAGGTGCCGAGGGTGTCGTTCGCTATCCGGCGCCAGTCTCCTCGGTTCGGCTTCGGTCCGTCCATGGTCACGTGTGCGGCCCGACCTCGGGATGGTGAACCGTGATCCATGCGCCGCGCCAGGCCGAATCGTTGTCGAGGACGTGCGCGCCCATGATGCGGCCGCCGGTCATGGTGCCTTCGGCCTCCTCGTCCTTGACCTCGAACTCCTCGGTGACGTCGCCGACGTCCAGCCCTACCGGGTAATTGCCGGGCGGCAGTGTCGTCTTGCCCCAGGCAATCCCGACGTGGACAACCTCCTCGACTCGGTCGATGGTGCCGAGGGTGGCTAGGTCCGAGCTGCCGTGGCTGTACCGCACGAGCGGCACTGGCAGGTCGAACCGGAGTTTGCCCGGCGTTATGAGGCGGCCGTCGACCGTGCGGACGTCGACGAAGTAGAGAGCACCCGACCAGACGTTCACGGTTGCGCCGGGCCGTCGTTCTGGTCACCGTTGCGTCGACGTGGCAGGAGCAAGCGCACCTTGTCGGGATAGGCCCGCGCGGCGGCCTGTTGCAGGACCCTCGATTGCAAGACGTGGACCGGGATCAACATCTCGTTCACGTCGAGGTCGTCGTCGCCGAGGGCAGCCACCATCCGTCCGGCGATCTGCCCGAGGTCGTGCAGGATCGATTGCTCCTCGTCGGTCATGAGTCCAGCGAGCTGGGCCCGTAGGGCATCGCGGTCGTTCGTGTATGCGACGACGAGGTCCTGCGCCTGAGTCAGACGAGCAGTCAGACGTTCGACCCGGACGTCGCGATCCTCGCCGGGCCGCTCGACCTCACGGGTGAAGCTAGGGACCTCGAAGTCCGGCGTGCGGCCGCCGGTCGCGGCCACGGGCCCGACGTTCGGTTTCGGGTCCTTCGGATGCCCGACCGGCGTCGAGGTCAGACCGAGCAGTTCACGGATACGGCTCATTCGTCGTCCTCATCGGCGCAATTTATGGCGCCACGGACGGCATCGAGGAGCCTCGACACGACATTGTTCACGACTTCACCTGATGATCGGCGAGTTCCGCCGCGGCCATGGACCGGTCGGAGTACCAGTTCCCTCGCCAGTCCGGCGTGCGGCCGCGCCACTCGGTCGCCGTGCCGAACGTGCATCTCTCGACGCCGACGAAGTCCGACGGGTCGTCGTGGTACCAGGAGGCGAACCCGATCCCGTCCGGGATCGTCACGGCTACCGCTTGCGGCGGCGTCGGCAGGTCATCGAGTGCACGTCGTACAAGACGCCGTGATTCTCTCTGATGAGGACTGCCGAGGCGGCCGACTTGAGCGAGACGTGCGAGCCCTCGGCGTTGCGACCGGTGAACAGATACCGGCCGGTTGCATTGGGTTCGGCGTCGAGGATCACTCGTCGGCCGTGGTCGTCGAGAGCCGCGAACGTCTGCGCCTTGCAGGCGTAGCAGGGCCGTATGGGCCCCGGTGCAGCGGCGATAGTGACGACTTCGTCCATGACAACGAGCATACCCGGAAGTGATAGCACTTAAACGCACTCCCTCGCAACAGGCCTCATTCATCCTCATCGACTAACCGCACGTCGAGCCACCGATCTTTCCGGTAGCGGCCGATGGTCTCACCCTGGCGCTTGATGAGGAGCTGTCCGTCCTTCGTCTTGCGGAAGTGCGAGGCGTTCGGGTGCTCGATGGTGCGCGGTCCGCCGAACGCCACGGGCGGCACGGAGATGATGGCTTTCCTCACGAGATTTTGAGCAGGTGCGCCCAGCCTTGGTTCGCCTGCAACTCCGCGACGACGGTCTCGACGGCGACACGGCACGAATGCGGTGACTCGAACGGGCAGCCCCTAGCCGCCCACGCCTTTGTGACCCGGTCCTCGAGTATCGCTCGAACGACGGGATGCGGTTGTTTCACCTGCACGTGATTCCTCCTCTGAGTAGGGCCAGTCGATGATCTGCGGTTCGTTGGCGGTGCGGTAGCCGTTCAGGTGCAACGTGGCATCGATGAGGCGGCCGACCTCCTCGGCGACGTCGTCAGGCAGGACGAGGACGATGGCTTTCACCGGTCCGCCCGGTATTGCCGGAGTTCGCCGAGGAGCATGGCGGCGCGACCCTTGTCGATGATCTCGTTCTCGGTGAGGAACCGGAACACCATCGAGTCGTGTTCGGCCGCCTCGGCTATGGCGAGCCAGTCGAGGGCGGTCTGTCGGACCTCGGCGACGGTCAACTGCCCATAGGCGGACCGGTGCCACATGCCGAGCGAGGACGAATACATGACCTCGACGCGGCAGAACGGCTCGCCGTCGACATTGACACCCGATTCGATGTTGACCTGGTCGACGTGTTGCGAACCCTCGGGTACCGGGCCGGGCCCGTGCGACATGCTCACCCGACGACCGCCTGGCGCAGGTGCGTGAGTGCTCCCTTGACGTTGAGACGCCGGGCCGACCGGTCCCACGAGTTCAGCGGACGGTCGTCATCCAGTTCGGCCGCCTTGCGGGCAACCTCGACGAGGGCATCCCATATGGGACCCTCGACCTCGACGATGGCGTGCTTCTCGCCCTTGTAGTCCGCGTCCAACTGCTCGAACACGGGGATCATGGGCCCGTTCATGCGGGCATCTCGATCGACCCGACGGGAGCATCGCGCTCGTAGGAGTGCAGGCCGTTGTGCCCGGCGGCGAAGGTGCAACGCCAACCGCCCTTGATCGCGCCGAAACGGCACTTCGGCTCGTCGGCCTTGACCTCTCGCTCGTGCCAATTGCCGGTGCGGTCGCCGACGACGTAGGACTTCCATTCGTCCACATTCCACCCGGCGATCTGGTAGCCGTTGTTGTCGATGACGAGGGCGCCGGTGCCGGTGACGTGCGCGTGCGTGGCGTCGGGGTAGTCCCGCCAGGTCGAGCCCTTCGGCCCTCTCACTCTCACTCTGACCATTTGCGTGCCTCCGGTTCGAGCTTGTAGACCTCGTCGAGGGAGATCGTCACGGCGGTGTTTATAGCGGTGAGTTGCGTCTCGGTCGAGACCTTGACGCCGTTGTCGTCGACGTAGCCCGCGTCAAGACTTTGTTTCACGCCTATGAGCGTGCCGCAGGCCCGACCGGCGACCATCGCGTAGTGCGCCGCCTGGTCGACGAGAGCGTCGACTTCGTTCTGCAAGTCGAGGACGAACCGCGCCAGGACGTCGCCGTCAGCTTGCAGGTCATCCCATCGTTTGACCGTGCGCGACCGGTTCTGCCAGGCGACCGCCGCGGCGACCGCCTTCGATACGACTTGAGTGTCAGCCATGGGAGCGGAACCTTTCGTAGGGTGTCACGTCGGCGAGGTAGAGCGGGTGCTTCGGTGAGCCGTCGGCGTTGTGGCCGAGGCATTGCCAGGACGATCTCAGCATGAGCGGCACGGTCCCGAGGGCCTTCGACGGCGGGACACCTTTCGGCGTGCCTGCGCCCCATCCAGCCATCACTAACCCGACTCTGTGATCGGAGAGGACGTTCGCCCAGGCGATCCAGTTCAGCATGCCCTCCGGGTCGCCTGGGTCGAGGAGATGCTTCGGCTTCGTGCAACGCCGGGCGTAGAGGTTGATGACGACGATCCCGTCGTACTCCTCGCGCTGGGCGAACTTCATGCACTTGCGGATCGTGTTGTCGTCGACCTCGGCGTCGGCCGTCGACGGGTTGAGCATGATCCACGCCATGATCTCGCCGGAGCCCCAGGTGCGCCGGAGTTCGTACCGGTAGAGACCATCGTTCGAGAGGTCGGCGGAGCGCATTATGTCAGTGTCCAGAGGTTCGCTCACCGTGATTCTCCAATCTCTCGGCGGCCTCGATGAGGAGGGCGACGCGTTCCTCGGCGGTCCGGCCTCGGAGGTCGTTCGCCAGGCGCTCGTTGTTCATGGCGTGCGCCCAGTTCCGGGTAACCGTCGTCGGCGGGTTCATCGGGTCGGCCTCGACCAGAGCTGGTCGACGATGTACGACCGGACGGCGTTCTGATTGTGCGACCCGACCTGTTTGAATATCGCCTCGCGCAGTTCGTTGATGGCCGTCTCGAGTGGCTTCTGCCGAGTCGACGACTTCTCCATCGAGAGCTGCGCCAAACGCCGGTCGGCCTCGTGCTGCTCCGCCACGGCGAGAACACGGAACGGGTCGTCGACGGGGAGTTCGCCGACCCACTTCACGGCTACACCCTTGAGCCCGGCGACGTCGCCGTCGGCGTCGTAGGTCGGGTGCACTTCGTAGATGCAACCGGGCGTGCCCTTCGTCTTTTGGAACACCCACGGCGTCTCATCGGGCGCCGATTCTCGGACCCAGAGCCATCGCTGTTTACCGTTGACGATCCTGCGCCCGAGGGCGATCCATCGTTCGGTGCGGTCCTCGACCTCGGGCGTCGTCACGACGGGTTCCCGAAGCGTCGAATGTCGGGAGTCCACTCGCCGGTGGCGGCGGACATGCCGAGGTCGGCGAGAAGTTCGGCTTTGGTCGGGCCCTCGTCGGGCCCTCCCGGCCGCATGAGCATAATTATTTCGAGGGCGGCGTTCAGCCAGCCGGTCATGCAGGCGACGGTGTCGATCAATTCGATTCGGGGCATGGTGAGCAGCGTCCGGGCGAGTTCGCCCTTCGTGCCCTGAGCATCCATGGCCGTCAGTGCCATGACGCAGTTCGAGGCGGCGGCGTCGAGCCGCGGGTTGCGGTCGGCGGTCATGCGAGCGAACCCGTGCGGAACGCAGCGAGGAGTTCGAGTTCCGACAGACCCGAGACAGGGGCCGGGCAATCGGCGAGGACGGCGAAGCCGAACGAGAGAGCAGCGAGAGCGACCTCGGCCTCGGGGAACAGGACGACGTCGCCGACACACATCGAACGGAAGTACTGCCCGGTCGGACGGCTGTCGGAGTTCATGAGGGCGAACACGGTCTCGGCCGCGTCGAGGAGTTCGGCGAGCGGCGACCACTTGGCGGAGACGTCGCGCTGGGCCGGGCCCACAGCAACGGAGCCTTCGTAGACGACGACGAGCTGGTCGGTCGGGAGGACCGCCTGTTCGGCCGTGTCAGGGAACCGGCAGTACGCGGGACGAGGGACGACTTCGCCCTCGGAGTCGCGGGTGATGTTGCCGAGGAATTGGTAACGCATGATGCATTGCCTCCTGGGGGAGTCATTCTGTCGGCGCCTTGCCAACAGGTGAAACGGTACTCGTCGACGGCCGGGCCGTCAAGACAATCTTTCACGAGCGGCCCGGCCGAGACTTACACTCACCGGCCGGGCCCTCGATCGTTCGGTTTACGCAGACGCCACCTGCCAAACTCCGTTCTCGTCTTGGACCATGTCCTCGACGGGGACGAGTGCCGTGGTCGCTTTGCCGAGATCGGCAACGACCGTCTCATCATGCGCGGCCTGGCGAGCCAGACCCTCGGCGTGAAGGTTGTCGAGGTTCGGCGTGTCGGGCCGGGTAGCCGGGTCGGAGCCAGCGTCTTCCCATGCCTTGACGCTCGCCGTCTCCTCGCGGATCGCGTTCAGCCGTGCCGTCCGCTCTGCACCGGTCAGCTTCGACTTCGGCTTCGGGTCGGGACGGACCGCCTTGCGTGCGTTCGCCTTGCGAGCGGCGACTTTGCCGGGCGCCTTTTTGATGACGGCGGCGTGAGGGTCCTTCGCCGGGGCGGCCGCTTTGACCGGTGCGGGCTTGCCGCCTCCGGGCTTCTCCGGTCCGCCCTTTGCTGCCACGCGGGCAGCGCACGCCTTCTCCGACTTACAGCGCGGAGTGGTTCGCGGTGAAGGGAACTTGTAGCCGCAGACTTCGCAGTTCTCGTGCTTGGTTTCGGTTGCCATGGGCTCCTCCTGGGGGAGTCGATTCGGTCGGGCGCCTTGCCCGGCTCGTTGCATCGGTGACTGTAATGGAGCACCGCGGAAAGGTCAAGACAATCTTTCAAGATGCGACAGGCGGGCCCCGCTCGCCCAGGGCCCGCCCGGCGCTCTAGTGCAAGGGCGGAGCGTGAGGGCAGCCCTGCGCGATCAGTTCATCCCGCGTCCCGACCTTCGCGCAGAGGAGACATTCGAGAACGCCGGGGAGGTCCGAGGCGACCGACGTGTACTCGACCGGTGTCATCCGGTCCTCGGAGTCGACGGGCATGTGCGGCGCACCGACAGCGAGGATGACGTGCTCGCTGATGGCGCCGACGGCGTGCGGTTCCATGCCGGGCACGAGGTAGATATCCCCGGCCTCGGTCGGGTGGATCTTGCCGCCTATGGTGACCGTCCCGTTGCCCGCCATGATGACGAGCAAGTGGTCGCCTGGGTGCGTGTGAGGAGTGAATCCGTCGCCCGCCTCGAGTCGGATGAGGTCGGCACCGAGGGCACCGTTCGAGACGAGCCCTCGGCCGTGCGCGTTCGAGTGCGCCATCTCCGCCGGGTAGTCGCCTATGAACCGTGAGACGTCGGCCGAGACGGTGAACAGCTTGCCTCGGTCGTAGCCGAGGATGCCCTGGCCCCACTTGACGATCTGTAGTTCGCTCACTTCGGTTTCCATGCCTTCCCGAACTCGGCGGTTCCGCCGCGCTTAGTCATCGAGCCTCGGTCGAGGAGGCGAGTCACTTCCTCCGGTTCCATCTGTAGTCGAGCCGCGATCTCCTCGGGTGCCACGTCGAGGTCGACGAGCTCCGCCACGAGCTCGGCCATCGACACAACGTAGTGAGTGCCGCGTGCTCGGTTGTGCCGGATGGTCGCCATGCGCTCCTGCGCCGGGTCGGAGTCGGAAAGAAAGACGACCGGAACTTTCCCGTTCGTCGCCGCGGCGACCGGGCCCCAGCCGGCAACGGTCCACCGGTGGAAGCCGTCGATGATCGTGCCGTCCTGCCGCGCGACTATGGGTTGCGTCCAGCCGTCCTCGAGTATCGAGATCGCGAGCAGGATCATCTCGGGCCTGGCCGTCTTGTTCGGGTTCCAATGGTTCGCAGTCAGGGAGTCGCGGTCGACCCACTTCACGGCGGAGACGGGTTGCGCCTTTTGCCCCTGCCGTTTTGCCCGCGGTAGACCGCGGGGAGCCTCCGTCGGTGCGAACTCTTTCTCGCGTGCTCCGGTCTCAGCCCTCAAGAGTGATCCCCAGTTCCGCCTTGACCGCCGCCAGGTACGCAGTACGTAGCTTGTCGAACTCCTCCGGCTTCGGGAGCGGTCGCCATTCCCGGTTCTTGAGGTCGCCTCGGTCGGCGAGCATGTAGAGCCACTCCCACGAGAGCCCGGTCGTCGGGTGCATGGCCGAGACGAGAGGTTCGCTCGTGAGCTTGTAGTGCTGCCGGATGAAACCTTGGATGCGCCGACCGGTGTAGGTGCGGACCGACATGTCATCGACGGCCAGAAGCCGCTGTCGGATGAGTTCCTGCCAGGTGTAGCCCTCGGGCAGTTCCATCGACTCGCCGAACGAGTAGATCTCCGTGCGCGCATAGCGAGCAGCGGCGGCCGCGCCAGGCACGCGGTCGACCATCTTCGTCCAGAGGTCCGGGCAGCACGTCTTGAACACCCACAGATCCTTCATCGGTTGCTCGCCGTAGGGCGGAGCGCAGCGTTGCGACCCGTGAGGAATCCCGACCATTTCGAGGAGGTCGTAGTACTCGTTGTAGTCCCAGCCGAACGACGCGGCCGCGTGCCAGACGTCGTTCGTGTTCATGTCGTACACCGGGTAGACCTTGGCGACGTTGGGCCCGAGGTCGTGAGCGTGGATGATCCAGTTCTCTTTGCGCCGGTTGCCGACCGCGCGGCGCCGGGTCATCGACTCAGCGGCCCGTATCCCCATCAGCACGCCGACCGAGCCCAACTCCGCCGGACACAGGAGTCCGGTCGTCTCCGGGATCGTGGGTCGTCGCTCCGGCGGTTCTACGGGGAAGCCTGGCAAGTCAGTGATGGCTTCGGGCGGTAGAGGGCGGCACCAGAGATCGCGTGCCTCCGGCGCCCACGGCCACCAGTGCGGCGACTCTCGTGAGCACCCGTTCCGGTGTTGCACCGGCAGGCACAACCATTCGAGTTCGATGCGAGGGTCCTGGGCTATGCGCCGGACGTAGTCCTCGGTCTCGAACGGTATCGCCTCCTCGTCGAAGAACACGACCCGGAGCGGCAGTTTGCCGAGGCGCTCGGCGACGGTGAGGGCGACGTTGAGGACGACCGTCGAATCCTTGCCGCCCGAGAACGAGACCCAGACGTTGTCGAATTGCGCGTACGCCTGCGCCGTGCGGTCGAGTGCCTCGTCCCAGACGTTCCGCTCGAGTTCGTCTTTCTGCCAGGCAATGCTCACTTGGCGCGGCGTTCGAGGTCGGCGAGGGCGAACATGGCTTCGCCGATTGTGTCGACCTCGAATTGCTTCGCCTGGGCCCGTAAGTACTTCACGACGACGTCGCGCTCCTCGGTCGAATTGAACACGAGAGTGACCGACACCGCGTCGGTCTCGTTGACGCCGCCCTCCGAGCCCATGGCGTGACCACGAGACTCGCCGAGGATGTCATCGAGGAATCCACCATCACCCGCCGCGGCCAGTCCACTACTCGCCATGAGGTCCCGCATCGTCTGGTCGTTGTACCCAGTGCCGAGGAGACCTTCGGGCGTTGCTTTGAGATCCTGTAGGACCTGGGCCAGAGCCAGCGGGTCGTTGCCGCCCGCCTCGGTGAGCCGGTTGAGCGCCAGGACCATGCGCGTCGCGTGGCGGTCGTTCTTCGACCTCACGCCAGTCTGCACCGGGACGAGCCATTCGTCGCCGTCGGCGTCGACGTTCTTCGGCGGAGAGTCCCCGGCGTCACGGAGGATGACAAGTTCGTCGAGGCGGCCGTGACCACCGAGGAGTCGACCCGTGCGGTCGTCGAGGACCAGCGACTCGATGAACCCGTGCTGCTCGAACGACTCACGAATGAGGTCGAGGTCGTGCAACTTCGGGTTGACCTTCGCGGGCGCGACGTCTGAGAGTTTCATGTACCGGATAGCGAGCGGCATCGCCCGGAGTCTAGTTACGCCCAGTTGTCGTAGGTGCCGACCGGTTCGGGCACGACGAGGATCACCGTGCCACCGGCGAACTCGATAGCGATGCACGCCCCGTCGCCGTCAAGGTCGATGATGTCCCGCGGGTCGACCTTTGCCAGCTCCGCCATCAGCTCGCCGACGGTGATCATGACGGACTTACGACAGCCGACAGTCGGACCAGTCCGCGAGCCAGGGCCACCAGCCCATCCGAGACCACTCGACGTAGGCGGCGCGGTTTTGCACCGCGGGCGAGGAGTCCCCCGGCGGCGAACGCAAGCCGGTCACGCTCAGCCACGTCCCGCCCTCGAACTGCCAGATGTTCCCGTAAGCCCTCGGGTCGTAGGTCACTCCGTTGATGGTCGTCGACTCGTGTCGTTCCACGCACTTCGCCGCTGCCGATGCCAGCCAGGACGTCTCCGATCGTGTCGCCCGGTTGGATCGGGCCACCGAGCCAGAGATCCTGATAGACGACGAGGTCGAACTCACCATCGTCGACGTAGAACCCTTCGAGGTTCGGCCGGATGGTGACGACGAGATCCGGGAGTCCTTCGGGGAGGTCCGGATTGCGACTGATGCGGAGACCGCCTCGACCGACGTTGGGCCCATCGATGCCAGGCTGATAGGGCGTGCCGACGTCGATAGACCCGGCGAAGTAGTCCCCGAACGTGAGGGGATCGAACGGGTCCTCGTCGCCTGCGCCAGGGTGACCGTCGGGGAGATCGTGAACGGTGAGTAACCGCTCCGACTCGATGCGGGCACGGAGGCGAGAACGGTCGCGCCAGTTCTTGAGGTCGGCGGCGTCGGCGATGTTGAGACCGGGACAATCCTCGGGCTCGTGACCAACGCCAAGACAGATAAAGCAGGGAGCGCCGCCCGGCGCAGCCGCCTCACTCATCAGGCCTTCCCTCACCGCGGGAGTAGCTCGGAACCGACAACATATTTTCAACATATTTTGAAAGAATCATGGGAACTCCTCAGTCCTTCGGGTAGGCGGCCAGAGCGCCGCGGGCCCGTGCTTCGTCAGGGTCGAATGATGGGTGGTCGGCGAGGACCATCGGCCTCTCGCCGTTCGCAAAGATAGGCGCGTGGTCGTACAGGTCGTCATCTTCGGCGCCTTCGCCCTCGTCGCCGTCGGTGCGCGACACGTCGCGCAAGGGTGCGTCGGGTGCGTGGCCGCCGCCGTTGTTCTCGCGGGCGTCACCGGCCGCCAGTTCCCGGCGCCAACGAGTGATGGTCTCGGCGTGGAACCCGAACATCTCGCCCGCCGCCTTGACGCCGATCCGGTTCGACTCGGCGACGACCTCCATTTTCGTGTCGAGCGAAGGGTCCTCCCTGCGCGACTTGTCGCG